TTTATACCTGTTCGTGATGGAAAGCGGACGACTGAAATAGACGTCATCCAAGGGCCTGATTACACCGAGACCGATAGTCTTGAGTATCACCGTGATAAGCTTGTTGCCTCGTTAAAAATACCAAAGGCGTACTATGGGTACGGTGGAGAGCCTGTTCAAGGGCAATTGTCCACCCAAGATATCAGGTTTGCTCGTGCTATTATGCGTATTCAGCGATGCCTAAGAGGTGGGTATCGAAAAGCATGCCGAGTTCACCTTATAGCTATCGGCATGGACCCAGATAAACACGATTATCAAGTACACATGACTGTTCCGTCGTCGATTCTTGAATTGGCCAGAATGGAAGTCATGAACACCACTGCTGATCTCGCTTCAAGAATGGGCGAGATGGTGGCAACCAAGTGGCTTTTGGTTCACCTTTTCAAGTTTACAGAAGAAGAAGCTGTCAAGGTTATGGAAGAGAAAAACGAGGAGAGGTTGAAGGATGGAGCTGTAGAGGCTCAGATCCAAAAGCTTCAGATGTCTGTAGATGATGAGACAGTTTCTGGTGGAGCTCCAACATTGACAGAAGTTCATCAATTTGATCGGCGTTTATCACAATTGATCAAAGCTGTCCCTAATTTCGATTGGCGGCGTGAGTTTGAGAAAGGAAATCGTGAGACAGAAAGGCGGGTAAATGAGAAATTTGCCCGATTGTATAGGGAAAACGCGGTGGTCAATAAGCGAATGCGTGAACTGGGCGGATTGCTTGTAGACCTTCGTAAAACGATGCGAGCGGAAGCAAGTTTATAGTATCATGTATGATAACAAGGCTTGACACGCGAGCACTCATAGCCGTAGGCTGCTTTTCGTAAGGAAAGACCTATAATCTGGATGTCATGGGATCACGAAAGCTAGTAGATGGTGAATTCCTCTCGAAGTTACTAGAGGGTAGCTACGAGGTGGTAATGGGGCGGGTTGACGAGGCTGTTGCTTTACAACCTGAGCTTTTTGGTGGTGACGAAGGTGCCGAAGTTCGAACACTAGGAACGTTCGCCAACCATGCGATTATTCTCAACAATACTGGAGAGTTCTTTCGGGCTAGTTTTTCGTTTAACGAAGAGACTGGAGAGGTAGAATTTGACAATGTTGAGAGGGTTGATATTCCTGTTCGAGAAGCTTCTGAGTTGAGCGCTGAAGTGAGAAATGAGTCAGTTGGGGCGGTTAAGGCTCTTCTTGATGGCAACGACGACGAGGTGGACATCCATCTTGGGTCATTGTATGAATTAGTAAGGTCTGGTGTAAAGCTCACCGCAGAAGGAGTTGAGGACGATTTTATTCAAGCTTCATTTTGTGGCGGTGACTCTGCAAAAGACCCTGAATGGCTCGTTGCGGTACGTGAAAACGAGAAAACCATGGCTCAATACGTAGGCGCTGAGGCTAACAAAGATTTTCCGAAGCCGAAATTCGATAATTTTATCAACGAAGGTGATAATAGCGATGATCGGCACAGAAAAATAATTGAGGCGTCTCTTAGACGCTTACGTGAAAGTCTTCATCGAATGAAAGATAGCATTGCGGTTGCTTGTCGTTTCAATGACGAGTATCGTCTAGAGAGTGATTTGGATTCCGCAGTGATCGTCGAAGACTTCATAGAATTTGTTTCTAAATTTGGAGCAGACCTCGATGCTACTATTGGGATCGTCGAAGATGCCATTTCGGTGTGTAAAGACGGTACGCTAAAGAGCCTTGCACGGGTTCATGATGGAGTGGCGGCGAGGGCAAAAGAAATGGGTCTTGCGGCAGCGTTCTCAGAAAAGTTCGCTCGTCGTTTCGATCAGCCTCAATAGGCAGGGAGGTCGAGGGGAATGTTCAATCGGAAAGATATCAAAGTTCGCCCACTGAGTGAGGAGCTTGAAGGTATTGGGCTCGATCCAAGCAAGGTCATGGATGACATCGAGCGCAACTCTGGGCTGCTTGAACAACATGCTGGAAGTCCACCGACCTCTGAGGCGGTGCGTCCACGATTGACAGAAGAAAACGAGAGCTCTGACAATGATGAGCATGATACTTCTGAAGCTGATGACAACGAACAACAGCATGTTGAATGGGATGGCAGTGATTTAGAGGAAGACGAAGATCTCGTTTTTCTTGGAGAACGCATGGTTCGCAGAAAGAGGGGTTTCAGAGTTGACCCCAAAACTGGGAAGTTGGTGAAAGTCACTGTCAAACAAAAGCGCAAAGAGAAGGCAGCCAGAAGAAAGAAAAAAGGTCAACTTCGTGCTGCTGCCAAAATGTACTATAAGCGCAAAAAGGCCAAGATCAAAAAGCGCCGTAAACGTCTCTCAAAAGTGGCGAAAAAGGGCTTTATTGTCCGTCAAGAGGGTGTGGCCGCTCAGCTTCAACAGCTCAGAGAAGAGCTGGAGAACAGCGACACCAACACTGGAGAGGTTTCGCCCCATGAAGAAGCTGCCATTAATGGCGGTTGGCTGGCTTGGCTCCTTGGCGAATGCTTTGAGGCGATGGGAGACATCGACGCTGGCAATATGCTCTATGCTATGAGCGAGTCAGCAGTGACTCTTTCTGAGGCTATCGAGGCGGCTGGCGGCGAAGTGAGTGAAGAGCTTCAAAGCAGACTTGCTTCTCTGCTCGAGGGCGTGACAAAAGCTCTTGCGACACATGAAGAAATCGGATCTCCAAGCCTATTTGAATCCATCCAAATGGGTGTCGAGAATGGGCTCTACGAGGACGACGAAGAAGACGATGACGAAGACCTTATCAGCGAAGACGATGACGAAGATATTGAACCTGACGAAGACAACGATGATAAGGACAACGAAATCGACTTCGAGGATGACGAGTAGAGGTGACGTGGATTCCCGTCGATTGGCTCTTTGAAGCTAGCAGGCTAAGAACCAGAAGTGGTCGGCGGGAAGCCCTTGGTTTTGGAGGTACGACTCGGGACAAGATTGGATTTGAGAAAAAGGGTAAGCGAAAAATTGTTCCAAAACGGAAGAGACCAAAACGACGGCTCGGCGATTTGCTTGCCCGCTCTCCTTTTCGATCAAGTGCCATAAGGTCAGGGTGAACGGATGGCTACTCTACTCATCGATACAATGCCTCTTACTTTTGAGTTGCAGGAATCAACTGAAAAAGGAAAGCTTGGCAAGGTTGTTGCTCGTGGTCCATATGCTCGCAGTGATAAGGCGACTGAAAATAAGCGTCTGTACAGAAAGCATTTGTGGGATCGCGAAATCAACCGAAAACTCGAAGATATGAATATGCGTCGATGCTTTGGTGAGCTCGATCACCCTGCCGATGGGCGCACCAAGCTACAACGTGTTAGTCATTTACTTACTGGCTTGAATGTCGAGGGCAACGAGGTCATTGGTGAATCTGAAATTCTGGACACTCCAAATGGTCGTATACTAAAGACTATTATGGAGGCTGGGGCTCAGGTTGGTGTAAGCAGCCGGGGCTATGGTTCAACGAAAACGCTTCCTGATGGAACCGAAGAAGTACAAGAGGATTTCAAACTCGATACTTTCGATTTCGTCGCGGACCCTGCTACGCGTTCGGCGTATCCGCAGGTGTTCCATGAGGAGCTACAGCGGATACCAGAGGGAGAGAATATGCTAACCGTCGAGGAACTAAAGAAAAACTATCCTGGCTTAGTCGAGGAGATGACATCTGGCGTGTTGGCAGAAGCCGAGCGCCGTGTTGAAGAGCGTTTGACTGAAAAATTTTCTACCGAGCTTCGTCGAAAGATGGAGCAGATTGATGGAGCTGCTGAAGAACGTGTAAGGAGTGAGTACCTGAGTGATCCAGAGATAGCAGGTGCAAAGCAAGTTCTTGAGCGTATCGCTTCGATGGTAACGAGTTTTGCCAGTCCAGTAGTTCACCAACAAGAGTTGGCGTCGAGAGATGAGCGTATTGCTAAATTGGAAGGCGATTTAGCTGAGCGTGAACTCGAGGTACAGAAAATCAAAAAAGAACATGATGAGATGGCTGTTATTGCGAAAGAGGCAGCGTATCGGCTTCATATTGAGCGCAAGATTGCTGGTCATTCTTCGCGTGATGCCATTGTAAAACTCATTGGAAAGATAGACCAATATGACAGCATTGAAGCTCTTGATGAACGTATTGAAGTTCTTCAAAAAGAGCTTTCGTCGGCCAAAGACGAACATATTGGTGAAGAAGAAGAAGCCAAGAGCGAACTTCTCGATAAAATCAGCTCGCTTGAACAGCGTGTTGAGAAGGCCGAAGAACGAGCTGAAGAAGCCAAAAAGAAAATCAAAGAAGCTGATGATCGTACAAGAAAAGCTCTTGATTTAGCAGAACATGTACAGGTAGCTTCTTACGTTGAAAGCATTATCCAACATCACCCTGATGGTGAAGAACTTCAAGAACTTTGTGAAGGCGCCAACTCGGTGTCAGAAGTAGATAGAATCGTTCGATCTCATGGGCGCCGTAGCAGCGGCGGTCGTGTTCGTGACGAAGATGAATCTGAAAGAATCCGCGCTCGTCTTGGGCGTGGAAAACAGCGGTCATTAGAAGAAGATACTTTTGGTGCGCCGCGCAAAAAATCAGGCAATGGCCAGCAAGGCGCTACGCTGGATGACTTCGGGCTCACCGAGCAAGAATTCGATGAGCTGGCTGGAACGGGGAATCTGACCTCGTAGCGCCAAGGGTCAGACGACGGAGGGAAGGTAGGCCATGGAGGCACGGAATATGAATCTGACCGAAGAAGCAGGAGCACGGAGCATTCGTGATGACAGCTACACTGGTCAGCTTGTTGAAAAGTGGGATCGCTTCTTGAAGGGAGTCAAGGAGGACTATACCAAAAAATGCATGGCAATGTTGATGGAAAATCAATTCCTCGACATGCGCCGACAGCTCGCCGAGGATACTCTTAGCACAAATGCTGGTGTGTATACCAAATACATTTTCCCAGTATTGCGCCGAGTGTTCCCAAATCTCATCGCAAATGAGATTGTGTCCGTCCAACCAATGACTGCACCTGTTGGAGCCGTGTTCTACTTCGAGTACAAGCACGGACGTTCGAAGGGTGAGACAGTAGCGGGTACTAACCTGATTCAGAATTTTGATGACCAATATTCGTCAGAAAAAATTCCGAATGAACAGTTGACTCCGATCCTTGCTGGTGGTGAGTGGTTCACAGGTTCTCCTGGCTCAGTTATTCTTCAATACAGCCCAGTTCGTCCTCTCGATGCGACTGTAGGATATTCGCTCACAGTTGAAGAGTATAACCCAACGACTGAGGCGGTTGTACAGACGGCAGTCGATGACGGAGCTGGTGGTTTCACTGGCGACGTATTGACTGGCGCTATCAACTATGCCAATGGGCAGATCACAAACTTTACGTTTGATACGATCACAGTGGCTGGTAATTACGTTCGAGCGACTTACTACTACGACATGGAAGGCAACCGGAATATCCCGGATGTCTACATCGACATCGAATTCGAAACCATTCGAGCACAGACGCGCAAGCTCAAGGCTCGTTGGTCGAGTGAAGCTGCTGATGACCTGCGTGCATTCCATGGCGTTGATGCCGAGACCGAGCTTGTCTCTGGTATCAGCCAGGAAGTTGCGCTCGAAATCGATCGAGATATCTTAGGGCAGCTTTTCTTGGCGAGTGCTGGAATTATTCGCACATTTGACTTTACAGTTCCTGCTGGCATCAATGAGCTTGACCATATTCGTTCAGTTATGACTCGGATGAGTGCGGTCAGCTTTGAGATTCATAAGCAGACCTTGAGAGCGCCTGCGAATTGGTACGTAACGAGCCCTGATATCTCTGCAAAACTGGTACAGCTCCAAACTCATGGTGACTTTAGGCCGCCTTGGGTAAGCGCTCCTGGTAACGTTCAAGGACCGTTTGACGGTGTTGTAGTGCCGCCAAGTTATGGCCCAATGACGAGCCACCAGGGTATCTTGAGAATGGGTCCGCTCTCCAACAAATGGATGGGCTACCAAGATCCATTTTTCCAGTGGAATCAGATGATGCTCGGCCTTAGAGGTCGGAGTTATCTTGACGCTGGATTCGTGTTCAGTCCATACGTGCCATTGCAGATGACTCCAACGTTCCTCGATCCAGAGGATCAGAGTTATCGCAAAGGAATGCGGACTCGTTATGCGACCAAGCGTTTGCGCGACGAGTGGTTCGGGCGTGTGACGATCACGGGCGGGCTCTGATCGGCTGCGACTCGATTGATTCAATGGCCCCTCGATGGGTCTTATGTTGAGTAGGCGACGGGAGGGTCGGCGGCGGCTGGCTCTCCCGTTTTGATTCAGGGAGGAGTTATGAAGAGATTCAAGAAAGCTCCAAGGTTTATTGGCAAATCTCTCCCGTTATACGTTGGAGGTGGTGAGAGGCGCATCGGGGACAACGAAATACTTGAGGGTGCATATTGGCAGAAATTTGCTGATCAAGGGTTGCTTGTTGCTATTAAAGATGTTGCACCAAAACCTGCACCAAAAAAAGAACAAAAACCTATACCAAAGAAACCAAAACCGAAAAAGGAGTCGAAGCCTGCGCCAAAGAAGTCAGAGTTAAAAAAGGAGTCGAAGCCTGCGCCAAAGAAGTCAGAACCGAAGCAAAAGTTAGAACCGAAAAAAGAACTCGAACCTGAGCCTGAAAAAGGGACTGCTACAAAATCTACTGCTGATAAAATGGTAAAGGCGATGAGTGGAAAAAAGACGTCCAAAAAGAAGGACAAGAAGTAATACGCTTTTGGTGGAGGTGATTTATGACTGACCCTCTCAACAGAAATGATGCCATTGATTGGGTCAAGAGATCATTAGGGTGTGGTGCGGTAATCTTGGAGGTTACAGAGTATCATGCTGATGACTCTTTTGATGACGCGTTGAGGTGGTGGATAGGTCGCAAGGGAGTCAAACGTCATGCTGTTCAGACTGTTACATCTGGCGAGTCATCTTACACTATGCCGGATGATTGCGATGAGGTGTTGAGTGTTTGGTTTCCTGGCGTGCAGTTAGATGTTATTGCAGCCATCAATCCTTTTGCTTTTATAGATGTCGAGATGCTTCCAGTGGCTTATCAGAGTCTCACTGGGCTACCTGGCGGCTCGTTTTACGGAACTCTTCATCAAATGATTGCTCATGCATCGACAGCGCGGCGTATAATTGGGGCTGAACCTGCCTGGGAATATGACAAAGACATCAACACACTTAGCATTTATCCGACGAATCATCAAAGCGGTACAGTCATTGCTCGATATGCCAGCACTAAATTGATTACTGAGGACCCAACTCCTCCTGATACAACGCCTGCAAATGACTTTAAGAGTCTTCGTTTTCGCGATAGAGATCTTATCCTTCGGTATGCAAGAGCGGCTCTCAAGGTGCGGCTGGGGCGTGTTAGAAGCAAGTACAGCGAGTGGCCATCGGCTGGCGGTGCAAAAAGCATGGATGGTGAGACGTTGGTTAGCGAAGGACAAGCCGAATGGGATACTCTGACCAATGAGTTGATTGGGCTTAGCGATCCTGTTCCTTTTGTAGTTGGGTAAGAAAAATAGCTCGAAAGAAAGGAGCAACGTTATGGATATTGAGCGAGTCAACTCGGTGCTTTCTAAGGCTATTCTTGGTCTTCAGGAAAGCGAGATTGAAACGATGACTGAGGCATTGAATCCTGATGTACCTGTGTTTCAGGTCGTTTTTGCCAAGAGCACCAAAAGAATGCTTGGGCGAAAGCTCAAGACTCTGAGCCCGGACAGGTGGTATGTTTTTGGTGTTGGTCCTGGTGTTGGCCCTCATGGTGAGCCGGTGAGATTTGGTCCGTATAAAAGCGAGGATAACGCAAAAAAAGAAGCGAATGCAATGGCCAAAAATGTTGACGGAAGAGTGCTTAAGAAGATAGAGATGAATTTTCAAAAGGCCATTGGTCGTTTTGCACATTTGGGTAGCAAAATGTCTGGTCCTTCTGAATACGATGTTTAGTAGTTGGGATTGATATGAATTGGATTCCGCTTGATGAGCTTTTTGAACAGGCTAAGATTGGCGGTTATCGTGTGCCTACTCCTGCTGAGTTAAAAAAGAAAATCGAGAAAAAGAAAGAAAAGAAGGCAGATGTAAAACCACCAAAGAGGAAAGCAAAAAAAGCGGCTCGTGGTGGATTGCGCAAGAAGCCACCAAAGCAGAAACCCAAACCAGGTGGGATAAAGGCCAAGGCTAAAGTCGATCAGGTGCCTGCTCAGTTGCAGCATTGTGTATTGGCAGTACGAGGAGGCAAGCCAAGCAAGAAAGGCGGAAAGCCTCAAAAAAAACATAGCACTAGGGCGGCGTGGAACATATGTCGTTGGGCGTTGACGAGGTATGGGTACCTCAAACCCCCCTATAAAAAAGGCGCTAAATTGAGCAGTGTAAGGCAGACTCAAAAAGGTGTGCGGCGTACGATGAAGCATGCGATGGAACCAGAAGCGCCGGCTAAATACAAACGGTTCAAGGATTTGTTCCGTGAAATCGAGCCAACGGTGTAGAAAGGAAGAGGAGAATCATGTCGTTGTCAAAAGAGTTATTTGAAGCAACTTTGAAAAACGAGCAAATGGGTGAGAGTTTTAAAGAGATATTAGCTGGGCATTCAATGAATCTTGAGCATCTTGCTGATGATATTGGTAAGATTTTTGCTAAAAAGGCATTGAATGTGAGAAATAGTTTAAAAGCAAATCTTTATGGTCCTTCGTCAGATGATTTGCCTTTTAGTTTTTCTTCACGCGAACGAAAGACGTTGGAAAATGCTGAAAAAGAAATAGGAGGATTGTATAAGAATATAAAAGCAATCCAGAAGAAATTGGAATCTATTTCTAAAAGTATCGATTCTATTATTTTGTGATCTTGAACCAACAGAATAGGTGGCGATAATGTCATTGGCTAAGAGGTTGGGTAAAATCATCGGTGTTGTGGTTGGAGAAACCATTGATGAAGCTGTGACTTATCACGGGAACGATGGACGTTTTACTTCGCAAAGGTCAGCTCATACTGTGACCAAAGGCGGTGAACGTTTCAAAATGGTTCGTCAACTTCGGCGTATTGGTGGCAAGCCAAACATTGAGCCCGAGAATGATGTGGTCGATACTGTTGAGGCATCAAAGGCGAAAGAAGAGATGGCGATGTTTTTGTCGTCGTCTCCTGGATGGATTCAATTGCACGACATTATGGGTGTTGCGTTTGACGACAAGGAAGGGTGAGCGGGATGGATATTGAAAAAGTCAATGCAGTGCTCGTAAAGGCTATCGTTGGTCTTCAGGAAGTTGAGTCTGAGGAGATTATTGAGGCGATGGCTTGGGGAGTGACTGGCAAGTATGATGTTCCAGCTCCAGGGACTATTGGGGCAGGCGAGATGAAGGGTGGTATTGACAAGTCTAAAGATGTTGTTGATGACTCTGTTGGTGAAAATGTTCGTTATGGTGACGCTAAACTTCAAGGGATAAAGCCTGCTAAAAAAGGAAAACTCAATAAGACGCAAAAGAAAGTTCTTGGTCTGTTCAAGAAGATGGAGTATGAGGGGCCGTGGGGTGCACTTTTGCTTGTTATTGGTCGTCATAAAAAGTTGAAAAAAAATGAGGTCAAGGCATTGGTCTCATTAGTTGCCGGTGGTTTATTGAAGGTCTATCGATTCAAAGGTCCGTCTCCTGTTAAAACTATTGATGACCCTCACTGGCAAACTCGTGATTTTCATTACAGAATTTTCAAGGAAGGGTGAGCGGGATGGATATTGAGAAAGTCAATGCGGTGCTGGTGAAGGCCATTGTTGGGCTTCGCGAAGGCGAACTTCAAGAAATAAGTGAGGCGGCAATTGGTGGCTTCAGGATTCCGACACCTAAAGAGGTTGCCAAGAAAGCAAAGAAAAAGAAAAAGAAAAGGTCGAAACAAGCTAAGTGCATGGAAAAGTATCGCAACAAAAAAGGCGATTTCGATACTATCAGAGATTGCATTGATGCTTTGTCTGATTGTACCTCGGTGAAGTCTCCTGAAGGTGCATGCGCTGCTTTGATGGTGCATCGTGTGCAGACAAAGCCTAAAGGTGACGAAGAGGAGTAGGCCATGGATGTTGAGCAAGTTAATTCGGTTTTAATTCGTGCAATCCTTGCTTTTCAGGAACGCGAGATCGAGGAGATGATCGAGGCGACTGCTTATGGCGTTTCGTCATACGAAGTACCAAGTCCGAAAATCTCAAAACCAATAAAGGTGAAGAAGATTACTGAAGCGATGGTGAAACGAGCACTAAAAAAAGAGAAGTTTCGTCTTGATCACACCAAGGAATGGTTTAGTAGATCGGCCGAGGTGTCACCTGGGGTTTATATCGTGGAGCGCAAGTGGGCTGGTGAGCCTGTGAAATATGAATATCGAGTTCAGGTATATCAGGGAAAACGCGCTCTTTACAGATGGCAGGGCCATCCTAAAATGGAAGTTTCTCTCAAAGAGGCTATTGCGTGGGCTAACGAGCATGCTCAAGAGGCGGCCGATCATGTGGCGGCTGAGAAAAGAAGGGTATAGCAAGATGGACATCGAGCGTATAAATTCGATACTCAATAATGCTATTCTTGCCTTTCAAGAGAACGAGATCGAGGAGATAATCGAGGCGACTGCTCATGGCGTTACGTCGTATCGTGTTCCAAGTCCTAAGAAGGCAGTGAGGATAAAAAAAATCACGATAGCGAAGGTAAAACGAGCGTTGAAGAGCGATGAATTTCGTCTTTATCATGGTGATTGGAGTTGGTTTATAAGATCAGCGGATGTATCACCAGGTATTAATATTATTGAGTTTAAGTGGAACGGAAAGCCTGTAAGATACAAGTACAAGGCTCGGGCTTATCAAGGAGAAAGTGCTGTTAATAGGTGGGATAGCATTGACGATGCTTCTCTTAAAAAAGTCGTCGTATGGATTAATAAGCGTGCTCAAGAAGCGGCTGATCATGTAGCTGCTGAAACAGGGGAGACTTTTTGAGATGGATATAGAGCGTATAAATTCGGTGCTCACCAAAGCTATTCTTTCTTTTCAGGAAAGAGAAATTGATGAAGCTGTAGCTCGTGGTGTTACGAGCTACGATGTACCGATTCCTGGCGAAAAGCCAATGCGCAAATGGGACAGAACACAAATAGAAGCTCGTGAAGCTGTTATAGCTTATCTCAAAAAGAAAGGCTTGAAGGTAAACAAGACAAATTTGCGAAAAATCAAGAAAAACTCTGATATTCCACGTTCAATGGGAATCGATCACATTGGAGCTTGGCAGATGGCTTGTGATCGACTGATTGATAAGCTGAAAAGTGTCAAGGATTACAAGCGTGAGTTGAAAAAATTAGAGAAACAACAACGGGATGCTCATATGGCGGCAATGAAAGATGCAATAGAGATACCTGGTCGAGCTATGGGAAGAAAAGCTAAACGTGATTTAAGTATTGCTTGGAGAAACGATGAAATCCGACGACTCAAGAAGAAAATCGCCGAGCTAGGAGGGTAGGTTGTGGACATCGAGAGGGCAAACGTCATTCTTACGAAAGCTATCATGGGTATCCAGGAGGCCGAGATCGAGGGTATCTTCGAGGCAACGGCTGGTTCAGGAGCACAGGCTTATGAGGTACCATCTCCGGGGTCCATGGGCATGAAGCCGAAGGCGCAAAAGTCTAAGGGCTGGTCGACCAAAAAGTTCGATTTTGTGATCAAGGCAAAGCATCCAGGCGAGGAAGACATAAAAGATACGCTGAAAGTTTCGGTAAAGGGTGTCTGGGCGGTCCACAAGAGCACTGTTGGTGCTCGTCGAGGATGGATGATAACCCATGTGCCATCTGGTCAATTGGTGGAGTTTTCTGGATTTAAAGGCACCTTTCATAAAAAAAAGAAAGACGCTCAGCGAGTCGTTGATCGATGGATTGAGGTGATCCCAGAGCTTCTGAGAGCCAACAATCCAGGGGTGATTAGAAAAAACCTTCGCATCATGCAGGAGATTGCGGCTGGCAAGGAAAAAAAGCCACAGCCACAAAAGCAACTAGCCAAGGAACCGACTATTGTCCAAGCAGCCACTATGGATTTGCTCAAAAGAAATATTTTGAAAGCGATAAAGTTTGACAAGTGGATGATGACCAATCATGTGGAAAGGTTGGTTTTTAGGGACAAGCGTCTCAAGGGAACTTCTGCTACTGAGTTTATGAAAGCTCTCTATGCTCTGGAGAAAGAGGGCAGGGTGGTTGGCGGCTCTATGAGGGGTGACCCTGTTTGGAGGTTGGCATAGATGGCGTTTTGTGGTGACGATTGTAAGCCCAAGAGGAGACTTTTTCCAGGTGGTGACTGTGGGGATTGTGGAGATGAGCGGGCTTTATGGGACTCGATAGCGAGTGAGCCAGCGCGGCTTGCTGGTGAGCCAGTAAAGCTTTATGTGATTCGTCGTGCAAAGAATCGAGATCCGCTTTATAAAGAACCTTCATTGGAGGGCAAAGAGTGGAGTTACGAGGGGCCGTTTGAGCTGTGGGCAACCATTGATTTTCCTCAGAGCGACAATATTACAGAGGAAGCCACTGAGGTTGGTGAACGCACAGAAGCTGATGCTGTCGCATGGATTTCTCGAAAAGAATTTGAAGATAGAGAGGCGCCGTATCCTAAAAAAGGTGATGTTTTGGAGTTTTGGGCTGCACCGCCATTTGGGTACGATCCTGAAGAAACCCAATGGGATGTTACTAAGGCTACTCGTGACGGGAATGTTTTTACAACAGCGACTTTTGTCCAGTTCAAAATAGAATTGAAGCAACGGAGTAAATTTGTTCCATTTCGCAAGACGGAGCATTCGAGAATATGAGATTGTCGCGACAACTCGAAGAAGCTCTCAAGGTGCCGACACCTTACGAAATGCATGTCGCGCATGGAATGCACCTTTCGCCGGTTTTTATCACTAAGGGCAGAAAGGGTGTGGAAGCAAAAGGGCCACGTTTGTTTTTATCGAGACCTAACAAAAAGTGGCGCGTTGAGGCTAAAATCAAAGGTCGTGGTGAGACAAAAAAGACTTTTGAAAAAAAGAAGGATGCGTATAAGCTTGCTCGAAAAATCCTTGGACAGTTGCGTGATTATGGTGATGATTTCGTCGTAAATAGCGGTAGGCGCACTTGGAGGGTTCAGGGTGGTGACACAATGGCCTTTGCTGCGGCTCAAAAGGGTGTCCGTTCGTTTTTTAGGTGAGGTGGTTATGAGGTTGAGCGAAGAGTTAGAGGTAGCCTTGTCTGAGTGGGAAAGGACGCCAGAAGGGTTTGAGATGAAGACCACTAAAGGTCTTGCCAAGTTATACAAAAAAGGCAAGAGAGAGTGGTTTGTTTCAGTGGATGGCAAGGAGAAGAGTCTTGGCAAGCGTGCTTCGTTCGATCATGCTGAGGGGTATCTAGTAAGTATTGGAGCGAAACCAAAATGAATCTTTCCGCGCAACTTTATGAGGCTATTGGAGCAAGGCTTCTTGACGAAGCGGCTGAGCGCGTTGTGCTTGTGCCTGGTCAGATGGTTTCAGTCAGAACTAAGCGCGGTGTCAATGTTATCAAAAAAGGACGTGTCACAAATGTCGATCTTCCAACTGGCATAATTCGTGTCCAGGATATTTCGTCTGGGACAACTCTTGAGGTAGATGTCAATCCAGAAAAATATATTGTTTGGATTTTGCCCACTCCAGATGTCAAAACAGACAGAATGACTCGCATTAGGTCGTTGTATGTACGCGGTGGTGGACTTAGGCCGAGTGCATATCAAGGAGGCAAGTGGCCGTGAGCAATTATTTGTCTGACAGATTGAGAGAGATTGGTTTTTCGTTTATTTGTGCCAATTGCACAAAGCTTCATATTGGGATAAAACGCGGGGAAAAACATTGCGGGCATGCGTTGAGGGGACGTAGTTGTGGTGGACCTATAGTTGAGTTGGCTTTTCCAGAATACGAGGGACCACTAACCAGGCAAACTATTGCTGATATTTGTTTTAGATGTGGCAAAGAATCTACTCGTTTGATTGAGGTTAAGGGCAAGGGATTTGTTGGTGCTTGCACAGAACACATTGACATGATTAACAAAATGATTCAGGTAATACCAACAAAAGGTAAAACAGCATGAGATTTGCTGTCAAACAAGATCCAAGAAATAAAAAGAAGTTGAAGCTTGTTGATGAGCTTCCTGAACGCGTGGAAGCTATTGTCAAGACCCTTCCTCAGTTGGTTGCATTTGATGTTCTTAAGTTGGTTCAATCGGCAGCTCCAAAAGATATTGAGGGATATCCTGATATGCTCAGAGTGAGAGACCTTCCAAGTATACAAGGGTGGGAGTTAACGGCAATTCTTCCGCCAGGTTGGGCAGCGTCTCAGAGACTACGTTCCGTTGACGTAAAGAGAACGGTGTTGTACGTTCGTCCAAAGGTGAGGGGTGGCGAAGTTGTGGAGCCTGCAACAGTGGTTCTAGAACGTAGCAATCCTTGGACAATGGACACGTTGCCGTACGAGCCAAGCAGATTTGAAGCAAGCATGCTTTCTCGAAGAGTAACGGAAAAGGAAGCTCGTGTGATAGAGTCTCGAAGACGCCAAGAACTCAGAGAAGTTCGCCAAGAACTAAAAGATCTTGGAGTTCAATTGCGTCCACCGTCTAAGGCCCTATTGAGTCGACGTGTAACTCGTGATATTGCCTTTGAGGTACTAAGATACGAATTTGGAATTCCGCCTATACCTGGACGATCGCACTGGAAACCAGCTATACGAGCGGTGCCTAATACGATTACTAAGAGAGCTTTGAAATCTCTTGAAAAGTGGATTTCTAGTCCACAAGACGCTGGATTTAAGACGGCAGAAGACCTTCAATATGAGAGGGCTTCAGTAGCCAAAAGACTTCAACGGTTTCAAGATCTAGTAGCGGCAGGAGTGTGATGAGCGCAAGAACTGGCATTGTTTTTCTTAGAGACTATGATGAAGGATTGGTGCGCACTATGGGTGCAGAACTGATCGAAATCGAGCTCGATGGAGAGACAGTGCAGGATTACGCGATAGCTATCGAAGGAGTTCTTGGTCCTGATTTGTATGGTGGTCATGTTCCTGTTATTTGGCAAAATCCAGAGGATGTGTATCAAGAAGGATTGATTCCTCATGTGGCTGTTTCACGTACGGCAGTGACGATAGCAATGAATCGATGGTTTCCAGGTGGCCACGAATACAGAACACCATCTGCGACTTCTCATTTGGTAACGGCAGGCAATGGGGTTCAGGGACCGTCAGCGTTGGAGTTCAAGGCTTGGGCGTACCCGTATGATATTTCTTACGAAATTCATATAAGAGCAAGACAAAGAGCTCAGGCTGATTTGATGCTCAGACAGATCGGTCAAAAGTTTTGGGCGTATGGGCAGATTTATTTGATTGATTCTGAGGGAGAGCAACGAGGATACTATGCTTTCCAAGAATCTCTTGATTCCCTTGATGAGGTAGCCGATGTTGCTGATCGAATGATTGGCTGGACGATATCTCTGAGATGTGAAGCTGAACTTGACTTCAACGATCCTTATATCGCTCCTACTTCGCCAAATGTTGAAACAAGTGTAGAGCCTAAATCGTCATTGGCGGGAGAGTGAGGTAAACGATGGCTTGGTGGGTGTATACTGGAAGAGTAACGACTCCTATTGATGGGGGTATTTCTGCTGTCATTGACGAAAAAGGCAAAAAACCTCGTATTATCAGGAGAGACCCTTCTGGACCAACGGTTTTGGTTCCGAGGCTTAAGTTTGAGGCTGCGATGTCTTCGGTCGCGCATTTGAAACGATTGAAAATGGTTGCACCACTAAAACCTCACCAAATACCGAAAGAACCAAAAGAAAAAACAGAAGTTCTCGTACAAAAGGAGGCCCCAGTGTTACCTAAAACGGTAGCTACTGGGGAGCCTAAAAGAGAAGAAAAAAAGAAGAAAGTTTCGGATATCAAGAAGCTTGTGGTAGCATCGAATGCAATTAAAGAAAAACCAAATATTCTTGAAGATGATAAACTTAAAGATAAAAATGAAGATATAGACATAGGTAAGTCGAAGGAGAAGGCGCAGCAGGTGAAGAAGGAGAAGGGAGGAAAGGAAACAAAAAAGCGTCGAGGCTAGCCCACGGCGACGGAGGGAGATTAGGTCATGGCTGAGAAGACGATCATCGATGGGAAAAACTCATTTGGATGGTGGGTTACAGGTCTCGTAGATGGTGAGGGTTGTTTTTATGCAAGCCTGTCTTTTCGTATGAAAAAATCTCCTGACAGCGGTCGATCTCATTTGTGTACTGATTTTTCTGTTGGCTTACAGATATGGATGCGGGATGACGATGCTATAGTGGTTGAGAAAATTCGCAACTACTTTGGATCTGGTCGTATCAACAAAAAGCCAGTCACGAAGAGTAGAAGAAGTAAGGTTAAAGGAGCTAAGCCATCTGTCTGTTATCGGATTGATCTCGTTGAGGATTTGATTGATGTGGTTATACCTCATTTCGAAACATTCCCATTGCAAAGCAAAAAGGCTAATGATTTTGAAATTTGGAGACAGATTGTAGAGTTCGTGGCGAGGAACCTTCGTGGGAAAAAGAAGTGGAAAAAACGTTTTCCAGAACATGTGGCCGTTGTCGTAGATTTGTGTGAAAAGTTGCAAGCCGTAAGGGCATATGAGCCCATGGACGTGGCGGCGGGAGGATAGGATGAGTGAGAGATTACACCCAGGCGTGTATGTTGAGGAGCGACGCGGCGGGCTTGCCCCGATTCAGGGGGTCTCCACGTCGAACATGGGGATCGTGGGCTTTACGCTCAAGGGGCCATCAAATGTCGCGACTCTAGAAACGAGTTTTACAGCATTTGACGGTGAGTTTGGTGGATTTACTGCTTTGAGCCAAGTCCCGACTCACGTCTATGCGTTTTTCGCAAACGGAGGACGTCGGGCATACATCGTTCGTGTTGTGCCATCTGATGCAGTGATTGCTACCGGTGAAATCACTAATCCTATTTGTGAAGAGACAGTTGGGACTGGTGACGGGACTACTCTGGACTTTACTTCTGGTGGTACGGCTTTGACGCCGTTGTCAAATCTGCCAGTTCAGCAGGTTACTCCTGCCCCTGGAGTTGTCGCAATCACCTATTATGAGGCAAATACTGCTGTAACTGGTCAGACACTTACTGTGTTACCAGCTCCAGATGGTGATGGTTCAGGTGTGTCGCCATCGTCGCAGGAAGCGATGATTGGGCGCATTGTTACTGTTGCAGTCGCTGGTGTCAGTCCAAAGATCGAGCCAGGAAGTGTTCTCATCAACACTGTATTGAATACTTCGCCATACATCTATGGTGATGGTTCTGGATACGCGCCTGCTCCAGCTCAGGAAGGCATCGGTATACTTTACGATTCGAACAATATTGAAAGAGGATATATCGATTACGATACTGGCCTTTTCAATGTTTCGTTTGAAACGACCGCTGGCGCTGTTCCTCCACCTTGTGTGCCAGACAGTGGAGCGGCAGTAACGGCAGATTATACTCCACTTAAGACAACTGCTGTTACCATCTATGACGATGGTGCTGGTGCGTTGGCTTCTACCACGACAACACTTGATGGTGTTGGTCCAAATACAGTCGATTACACGACTGGTGACATCGAATTCAAGATTGATGTTGGATCTCCTGCGCCGGCGAACAAGCAGCCCATTAATGTTTGCTACGAGCAAGTTCTTTGGGATTATAGTGCTATTTCAGCAGGCGAATGGGGTAATGATGTCAGCGTAGATGTTCGAGGTGATGACGATTATTATACAAGGGCAACGGCGGCGTTCTCTCGATATGATGTTCTCGTTTACCTCGAAGGCGAACTGGCTGAGCTTTACGAGGATGTCAGTTTTACTAATACTTCTGATGCTCGGTATGTTGGCGATATTCTCAACAACGAAGGGACTGGTTCTAAACTCGTTGAATTTACTGAGCCATCTAATGCTGATCTTGGTCCAGAGCGTCTGAGTGGTTATGCTCGCTCTGTTGGGTGTGCGGCTGGCAACGGTGGAATCCCGACTGCGAGCCCGACGCTGGACTATGGTTCAACAGATGGTACGGCTGGCGGCGGTGGTGTTGGTTCTGCTGTTATTCCTGTTGGTGTTCGAACTCTTCCATTTGAGGGGCCTGTTCAGGCTGGTTCTTTGACCATTACCTACACTGACAAAAACGGTACTACGAGAACCATTACCGATGATGGCGATGGCTATTTGATTGGTGATGTGGATGGCGCAGCGCCGTCAAATCTCAATGTTATCGATTATACAACTGGTCATTTCTCGTTCCGCTTGGTAGCTGGTCAGGAGATATCCGAACCAGAGACAACTCATGGTGCTGGTCCTGCTACTGTGGTTCCTGGTTCTATTGGCACAGCAGCGTACTACAAAACTCCAGATCTTGAGATTGTTGAAAACGCAGCGGCAGGTGGAACTGATGGAACGAGTCCAGGTGTTGTAACTCGAAACGAGCTCACTGATCCTGCTCTCCTCGCCGATCGAGAAGGCATGTACGCTCTTCTTACAACGAATGAGCTTATAAACCTTACCATTCCTGACGCGGCTGGAAACGTAACGATGTCGTCTGATCAGGTGACTGAGGCCGAGAGAAACGGTATGTGGTTCGTTATCTTGGCAACTCCTCCAGGGCTTACGCCGCAACAGGCACAGAGTTACCGCATAAATACGTTGGGACTCAATAGCTCTTATGGTGCTCTGTATTACCCATATATCACCATCGCTGATCCTGTGACAGATCTTCCAACGAATATTCCTGCTGGTGGACATATTGCTGGTATTTATGCACGAGTTGATAACACGAAGAGTGTTGGCAAGGCTCCTGCTGGCGTTGAAGATGGAAAAATCAATTTCTCCATTGGTCTTGAGCGTACGCTGGAATTCGCCGAGCTTGATATTCTTTTCCCAAAACAGGTCAATTCTCTCATCGATACGGCGCAAACTGGACGTTGCGTATGGGGTGCTCGAACACTAGAGAATCCACCTTCAGATTTTCGTTTCATTCACACGAGACGGATGTTCAATTTCTTGAAGTCGTCGATCTTCAATAGCACTCATGGGTATGTGTTTGAGAACGTTGGAGCGTCGCTGCGCAAACGAATCAAGCTTGCTGTTGAGAGCTTCCTTCTTACTCTCTATGGGCAGGGATTGTTCAAAGGAGATTCGCCACAAGATGCATTTACTGTTATTTGTGATGAGTCGAACAATCCTCAAGAAGTTGAAGATAGCGGTACGGTTATTTGTGACGTCTACGTTGCTGCCAATGTACCTGGAGAATTTATTGTATTCCGTATTCAGCAAAAATTCGTTGCGGCATCGTAGTTTGAGTGAGGTGTAGTATGAAGAAGTTAGCAGAGGAGTTGTTGGGGATTCTTGCAGAGTCCCGAGGTGAAAACAAGGACGGCTCACTTCGAGAGGATGAGCCTGATTTTGAAGAAGGGCCACTCTGTGAGGACACCAAAACTCCCTGTTGGCATCTTCAGGAAGCAGCTCAGTTCGTCGCTGAGGACATGGCTGAGGTAACTGGCCTTGATGCTGAAAAGCTTTCTGTGGCACTCACAGAAGCCATGAAATGTGACCATGGGTGTGGTGAAAAGTATCGCACTTCTAAAGGTGATTTCAAGGGCGGAAAGGGCGAGGCTTTCAAAACTTGTGAGCAGTATGCTAAGGACTGTTGTACAGGTGTGAGAGATCCAGCGGCTTTCTGTGCTTATTTAGGAAGACGTGCAGGTAAGGTTTAAAAACAACAACGGGCAATTGATTGCCTATTTTCGAGGGTGAGGAAAAATGGACGCAGCAATCACGAATAATGGGAGTGAGGCCACTTTTATTCCTGGGCCAAACATTCAGATCAATGCTGGCGAAACCAAGACATGGTCAGATATCACAGTAGCTGATCTTGATGGGAACGAGGTCATCAAGGCAGGTGTTGTCGCTGGCGATCTTTCGGTGTCAATGACTCCAGGGGCCAATGATGCAGCTCTGGCGACTCAGGGACAAATTGTTTCTGATGCGTTGCCTGTTTATGCCTATATAGATCTACCGGTTGGCTTCAACGGACGTGTAGCGTTTGTAAGCAATGGTAGAAAGGGCGGCGAAGGAGCTGGGGTTGGAACTGGTGTTCCTTGTTACTATGACGCTTCAGGTGGCGACTGGTTCACTTTTTCAGGTGACATTGCGGTGACCGTCTGATTGTAGGGGGTTATCGTGGCAGAACAGTTTGTCACAATCCAGCAGGAGATAACTGCTGGTAGTGATTGGGACGGCACAGTACCGACGACTACGCCAACAATAGCTGATGGCGTAAAGTCGTATCCGACTCATACGGCAGGTGGGCTGTTTAGTTTTGGTCTTGGCACTGGTTTCTTTCTTTGGCAGGTTGAGCGTGTTGCTGTTGATTTCAATGGTGTAGCAGTCAAAGGCATTTATATTCGCAAGACTGGAGCGCCAGATATTCCTATTTGGGAGTCTACGCTTGCGACAGAGAAAAAGGTGCTTATTACTGATAAAATTCAACTTCAGGCGGATGAAGATCTTGTTATTATTTCGACAAGCGCAACTCTTGCTATGTATGCAAGAGTGACAGCTCGTCCTGTCTTAGCGAGGCCATAATGCCAGTATATTGCGATGGAAGACCGTGTGATAGAGGATCATCTTCAGGAGGTATGACTTCTGAAGGTGGTGTTACGATTTCTCTGATAAACAAAACTGGTTCGGCTTCTGTCAAGGGAACTGTTGTAATAGCTTCGACTACTATTGATGATGCTTTCGATATTGCTTCTGCTGGTGAAGTTCAACCTATTGGCGTTGTTTTAGATGATGGGATAGCAGATGGGTCGTATTGTCGCGTTGTGATCAGCGGAAGGGCTCAAGTGCTTTTGGAAGACGCTGCTCCTGCTACACGTGGTTATTGGGTTGAGGTGGCTACGGCAACGGCTGGAAGAGCAACAATGTTGGCAAGTCCTAATGCTGTTACACATTGGGCTGAACTTGGCCATTGTCTTGAGAGTGTGGCTGGTGGCACTGATGTACTAGCGTGGTGCAATTTGCACTTCAACTAGTAAGAGGTGGGAGGTAAAAAGTGGCGCGTTTGTCAGAACAACTTGGGTTAGCGATTCGTCCTGGGCCTCCAGATTGTGAAGGGCTGATCGTTAAACTCGCCCGTCTTCACAACAACAATTATCCTGGCAGGGATGCTCATGGAGTGCTTCCTGTGTTTGTTGTAGGGCACCAGGACCTCTCTGAGGGCGAATGGGTATCTTGGGTCAAAACAAACGCTACCGCGCCTTACGGGGTGGCCTATGCCGCAAAATTGGCCTCTACAGGGGTAGACCTCAAAGAGATGCTCCCAACTGCGCCAATGGGGCGTCAGATGAGAAAGCCTGGTGGAGGCGTGAATTACAGTCATTTTGAGTATCTGAGTAAAGCTGGATACATATTGACATTGGTTGAGAAATGGCCTTCGCTGTATAATTTGATAGCAGAGGAGATGGGTGAGCAGCGGATGACCCTTGCAGAATTTGTAAGGAAAGTCCAAGAGCTACCTTCTCCGCAGGAGGCAGGGGAAGGGCGCATGGTGACACTTGGTGACCTTATTGGTCGTTTAGTCACTGTAACCCCTAGTTTTTAGGAGAGGGAGTAGGAGAAGGATATGCCAAGAGCAGCAGCGTCAGATCCGCTTCATGCGTTTAGGTTTCATGCGACAGCAACATCTCCATTAGCATTGGGAGATGCAAATAATCCAAACGATGTACTTCAACCAGAGGGAACTGACCCGGATTCCGGGTATATTATTGGTGAAGGATCAGAAGCGGGTTTCAACAGCATTACATTGCCTGAGATCACGGTGGAACATGCAGAATATCGTGAGGGTATTCGCGTTTACACAATGAAATTTCCAGGTGTACCAACTATTGCAGAGATTACATTAAACAGAGGTGTGGCTATAAATGATACCGCATTTTTTAACTGGGTTCTCGCAGCGATAGAAGGCAATGAGTATAGAACAAACCTTGTTGTCTATCACATCCAGCGTCCAGCATTAGAACATAAGCCAGACACATCGAAGGGGCCGAACTTGGATGCTGAAGCTTTAGTAACAAAGGAGTATCGCCTTTATGAGTGTTCTCCTGCTCGTATCAAAATTGCTGGTGACCTCGACGCCAGTACCAGTGATGTGAGTATCGCTGAGCTTGATGTGGCGCTCGAACGATTCGATGTCGTTAGGCCCAAAAACAAAACGTAGAAGTTGGGGATTATTGTGCGGCCCATCTCGCCATAACCTGGCCTGTGGCGCCGGTTTGAGGCATCATGGGCTCAGGAGGGTCTTAGATGCCTCGACTCCGATATTTAGACATGCTCCAGCTTTACCCGTTCTGGTGTTTTGACGCTAGTGGGTTTGCTGGCAATCCGCTTTTTTCAATATTTGACCCTTCTTTTGGTTTTTCGGCGTGCACAGCGCCAGAAGTCAACATTGAACTACGCGAAGTACAGCCAGGAAACTGGGAATACAAACGTCGTGCAGTCAAAACGGCTGACGTGTCTGCCGTTACTCTTTCTAAGGGGGCTAGATTTTATGATAGCGACTTTTGGATTTGGATTAATAATGCTATTAGAGGAAAGCAACCTTTGAGACGAAATTTGGTGTTGGTTCATTTTATGGGTTATCGACCATTATCTGCTACGACTCAAGCTGATACGTCAGGGGCTTTTCCTGATGAAGTGGCGTCGACATGTTTGACGACAAGGATTCCTGCACGTGCGTGGTTTCTTTCTGGGTGTCTCCCAACAAGGTATAAAGCAGGTGGTGATTTTGACGCGGCGTCAAGTGACGTTTCTATTCAAGAATTAGAGTTACAGCCGGAGCTTGTTGAGGAAATGACGATTGCAACAGTTTCGCCAGTTTTGGCGAGATCTTTTTCACTTACGGCGACTTCTCTCGAAGCTGCTGGAGTGCAAGGGTTCTAGTGGGTCGCGGTGCAGAAAGTCAATGCCGCTTCTGTTCCACGAGCTGAAAGAATCCTTGGTCGGGCTAATTGCCTGGCCACGGATGCAGTGGGAGATTGCGTTCGCATTACTGCTGCGAAAATAGCTAATCGTTTTCAGGTTACAAAATTTGTTCCAACTGTGACTGGAACTGATCAAGCTGTTGGTATCATAATAAAGAAGGATGACCCAACGACGTGTATCGTACAGTTTCATGGTCCTATGCGAGGGGTGTATACTGGACTTACACCCGGTAGAAGATATTGGGTTGGTTCTGATAGCAGGTTGACATTGTCTGTAGGTGTTCCTGGGATAGGAGGCGTTTTTTACCTCCAAATGATGGGGGTGGCTACAGATGATGAGGAGATATTGGTAGATCCATGTCTGCCAATGAAAAGGAGAGGATAGATGACGAAGTCGAAGGTGAAGAAGGTGAAGGCGACAAGAGAAGAGTCTCAGGAAAAAATCAAGCCTGAGATCAAAGAAATGGATTCCAAGGTTGAGGCCAAGGAAGAGTCTAGAGCTCAACCAAAGGAAAATGAAAAACCAAAGCGAAAGCTTGCTGGGTACGAAGATGAAGAAGGCGCTAGATATTTGGACGAGATTGATTTGTTGAGGTGGCAAAATTCTGTACTCAGAATCAAAAATCTCAGACATCAAGTTGATGCTTTGAGACATCAAGCTGAGAACATACGTTTGACAATGGAAGCTCAACGATCGAAATGTTTGAGCACTGCGGGGGCTTTTGAGGTGTCGGCCAAGAACAGGGAAAAAAATCAACATATAAACTTAGTCAAAGAGATGGGGGCTAGATATGGTGTTGATTTTACAGACAAAAATGTCGTCTTGGACGATGAAACTGGAAAGATAAGTTTTATCAATCCTCCTCCTTGATTGGTTTGGGGAGAGGGAAAGCATGTTGGCCGGTGCGGGGACCGAGCTAACAGGGAAAAGGAGATAGGGATATGGCCAATGTGCAACCATTGTTTATCGGTAGTGAAGGACTACCGACCGAAATGGCGGATACTGATTCATTAGATCTTGGCGCTTTGAACATGAGCGGCGATATCACAATGAGCACAAATGAAGTTACGGGGCTTCCTGCGACACCATCTGGTGATACTGCGGCGACGTCAAAAGCATATGTCGATGCTATTGCTTCTGGTCTTCATCTAAAAGAGACGTGTCGTCTTGGTACGACTGCTGCGCTTTCAACGTGGACAGCGAATGGATCTGGTGTTGGTAAGACACTTACAGCGCCAGATAACAGCACAAGTTACAACGATTTTGATAGTATCACGGCGTCATTGAATGACCGTATTCTTGTAAAAGATGGCGGTCCAAATGCGACTCCAGCCATTGATAATGGTATCTACGAAGTCACTCAGCTCGGTGATGGAGCTACTCAGCCATGTATTCTGACTCGTGCAACTGACTTTGACACGACAACCGAGGTCAAAGCAGGGTCGTTTACTTGGGTCGCTGAGGGTAACACTCAGGCTGATACTCAGTGGGGTGTTACTACTGATGATCCAATTACAGTTGATACGACAGCCATCAACTGGACACAGCTTAGCGGGCCAGGGGCTTACACTGGCGGTGATGGTATTGATATCACTGCGAATGTAATCAAAGTTGACCTTGCAACTGGCGCAGTTATTCAGCCAGGTCTCCAATTTGGTACGGGTGCTGATGCCGGCAAACTTGCTGTGGACCCAGCAAATGGTATTACGGTCACGGCTAGTGGTGTTGAGGTCGATCCAGGCGCTGGTATTTCAGTTGATGCCAATGGTGTCAACGTCAATGCTGGAGATGGTATTTCAGCGACTCTTGCAGGGACCACAGATGTTGATCTTTCAGCAACTCCTGGTCTTGAGTTTTCTACTGGGCAGCTTCAGGTTTTGGTCGATCCTGCCGGTGCTCTTCTTCGACTTGCTGCTGGTCTCCATGTCAATACTGATGATTCAACCATTCAAATTAATGGTTCAAACCAGCTTGAGGTTCTTGGAGCTGATAACGCTATAAATCTTCAAGAGGAAGTCACGGCCAATGAAGCTGTAACTGCTGGTGATCCTGTACACTGGGGTGGCGCTAACGATGAAGTTCGTGAGTCTATGGCTGATAGTGCTGGGCGTCGTAAAGTCGTTGGTGTCATGGAAGACACCACTGCGGCATCGGCTACAGGAACCATGATCAAGCGTGGCGATTGCGATGGTGTTTTGAGTGGTGCGACAGTTGGTGATCGTTATTATCTTGCAGCAGGTGGTGGTCTTAGTGCAGCTAATACTCCTCCAACAGGCAGTGGTGATGCGGTTATTTTTATAGGTCATGCTCGTAACTCAACTGATCTTGATGTCTTGATCCAGTTCATCGGTATAAGGGCGTAATTCTCACGTGGTTGACAAAGTCAAACCTTTAAAGCTGGAATCTCCTGCTACTGGTGGTACACAGCTAGATGAGTTCCCGACTGCGATGAATCCAAACCAGGATCATGCCAATATGCGTGGTCTTGTTATTCAAAGTGATTCATCTAGTGATGAGGTGGTTCATCTCACTCGGGACTCATCTGATCGTATGACATTCAAGGATGCCGAGAACACAACTCCTGTTGATCTTTCTACATTGGTTGCTGGGAGTGGTGGACTTACTGAGGATGCTCACAAAACGCTTCGTCAACTTATTCATTTTATTAATGAAGGTCCTGCTGAGGGGTTTGCTACTGGGGCTTACAAAGAGATACTGCCGTCTGGTAATCCATTCCCGACTTCAATGACGTGGTATGAAAGCTCTTCAAAAAGTAAAATAATAGTTAAAAGATTGATTACATGGACTGGTGCGAATCCTACTACAGATCAGTGGAAAATTTACGATACTGACGGCTCCACAGTGTTGTGGATCGTCACTGATTCTATCTCGTATTCTGGACCGTATGAGACCACGAGAACGAGAACAATAGCAGCGGGGCCATAATGGGTATTTTGTCTCCAGCGGCAATTATTTATGACGCGAGTGGTAATCCTGTTTCTATTATCAGTGATGGCGGTATTTATCGTATTTCTGGCATAAACAAGGTGCTCGATGCTAGTGGATCGCAAATAAATCCAGCCACAAAGGAGACTTTAGATTCCATCAAAGACACGGATGGAATAAAGAAGATCACGGATGCATTGCCCGCTGGATCTAATCTTTTGGGTAAGATTCAGATCAGGAATCCTGGAAACACTGTTGATCTTGGTGATGCGACGAACCCAGTCAGAACTGACACAACTGGAACGACTACTCAGCCTATATCAGCTTCGAGTCTTCCGCTTCCAACTGGAGCTGCTACAGAGGCGACTTTGGCTACGAGGTCAACGTCAGCGGCTCAAACAGATGGAAGTCAAAAAGCGCAAGTTGTCGATAGCACTGGTGATGGTCTTGAAATAGATGCTTCTGGAAGGGCGGCGATTCAGGATCAGCCGAACATGGACGTTGCCCTTAGCACTCGGGCTACTGAATCTACTCTGACGTCAATAAAAGACACCGATGGCGTAAAGAAAATCACAGATGCTCTCCCTGTTGGCGACAATGTCGTTGGTAGAGTCAAAATAACTGATGGTACAAATGTTTCAGATGTTGTCGTTGATAACACAATAAACAGGTTAGAAGTTAGGACTACTGTCGTTGGCCAGACTGCCGGGGCTGGTAGTGAGAAAAAGGCTTCTGTTATTGATGACATTGAGGATTCCAACGTAAAGCGACTTCAGACACAAGCGCTTTTGGCGCCTGGTTCGACTGTGAATATTGGAACGTCTATTCCGTCAGACCCAGCTAATTTGACGATAGAATTTTTAAAAAATGGTACTAGTGAGAATTTGAGAGTTGATGGTTCTGTTACACCAGTTGAATTCAAATATCAACCAAGTGCTGGCAAAATAGTCTCTTTGGAATCTGTTCTTATTGTTTTTACTGCTGATGATTTTGAGTTCAACGGTCAAAGTTTTGGTCCTAATAGTGCTTTGACAAATGGAATTGAGTTTGAGTTGACGATTGATTCTTCGAATACAACGATTTTTACAATCAAGCAGAATGAAGATTTTCTTAGAATTCCTGGAAGAGTGCCAATTATAAACAATACTGGACCGAAAGACCTTTTGTCTGCTGTGTTTTCTTTTGGTGGTTTAGTAAAGCTTGATGGCGACACAAATGACAAAGTGTCTGCGATTATAAATGATGACTTGACAAGCGTAAAATTAAAGTACCTCACGGTAACTGTATACGGAGCAGAGGTGTAAAATGACTGTTCATTTGGCAGAAAATACAACAGTAGGAGTCAATTTTAAGTTTGCTGCTGGGCAGGTGACAGCTTCTGTTTCTTCATTAAAAATAGAGGTAGCGAGTTTTAAGTATGACATTGGTGGTGATCGTGGTTTGTTTGTAGGTGCTGTAGATCAATCTGTTACTGACGATGATACAAGTTATGTCTACCTAAACAAGAATGGTACTCTTGTTATAAACACAACTGGGTTTCCGAGTGACACACATATTCCTTTGGCAAGAGTTGTTGCTACAAACGGAGAAATTGTTGCAATTATTGAAGAACGTGTTTTGTTGGCTAGTTCTTCGTCCGCGATTGGGACGTGTCGAATTAGTTATCCTGTTGATGGTGATATCAGAGGAGGTCAAACATCTGCGAGTTCGAATAATGATTATGCTGCCGTTAGATATGATGGAACGCCTAACACAGACACAGGTCGTAACAGATGGAATCGTCGACCGCCACAGAATTATGTAAGCGGAAATGTCGTATTGCGTATTTGGTATTCGTGGGCAGTTGCACCATCTAACAATGACACGATTATCCTTGAGTGGCTGTGGTCTTTTCGTAGTTCAGGTGAGGCGCTTGGATCGTGGGATGACAGCGATCAACAATCTTTTGAGGTCGATACAGAAAACTCTGATACTCTTTATTATAAAGATTTGACAATGCCTGGAGAAGATATGGATATTGATGCAGACCTTATGTTTATGAAATTCCAACGTAGAACAGATTTGAGCGGTGATGATTGCGACGAAAACATGTATGTGCATGACGTAGAATTACAGTATACGGGATATCTCGTTGCTGGACAGCCAGGGCAGTAAAATGCCTAAGAAGGGTTAGTAAAAATGTCTGAGATTGACATCCTTAAGGCAAAGGTTGAACAAGACTATTTAATTGGTCATGGTGAGCGTATCTCCATGGACCCAGAATTGGCATCTGATAACAATGTCAGCGTAGGTCAGCAGGTTAGGATTGGTGTAAAAGAGAAAAAAACTGATCCGAAGGCTTATGGGATCTATACAGTTTATGCCTTCATGGATGATGGTACGGACGACAATGATGTCCGTATGGCTTATGATGGTCGTCAACGACTCAATGAGAGTGATAGTTTTGATGGTATTTTATCTGGATGTGATCAGGTGGTAGTTCATGGAAAAGACGAGTCTTGGTTGAATGACAATGATGAATTTGGTGAGTTTTTGGACGAGTCTAGTATATCGCATTCAAATATTGCTTTTTGTGCTCCTCATGGTGGTGTGATTGAAACAAGAACTGACGAAATGGCAAAGCATGCTTTTGACAGTCTTGTTGCGGCTGGAAAGGATGTAACTTGTTGGCGTTGTATTGGACACCAGGACGAGGTTGGAGGTTACGATGCGTGGCATATAACTTCTACTGAGATTAGTCGAAAAAGTTTTCCATATCTCGACCAAATAGGAGATAGAGGTTTCGAGAATGTGGTCAGTTTTCATGGTTATGGAGAGGATGAAATTGCTGTTGGTGGTGGTGCTCCTACCGCGATCAAGCAAGCTATCGTAGATGCTATTTCGGCTATCGATGGGCTTTCGTATGATGTGACAATTGTTACAAGTGGTTCATATGCTGGAGTTTCTCCTGATAATTTCGTGAATTGGCTTTCGCTCAATGGTGGCGGTGGAATTCAGATTGAGATTCCGTATGGTGCTCGTGTAAATCATTGGCAAGCGATTGCTGAAGCTGTGGCATCTGTGTTTGTATAATGATTTGTGTTTGTTTTGGAGCAAGCCAGAAAATTTGTTAAGTTATGTAAAAAGTTGAAGTTTTTTTGGTACTCTAATCGTTGAGCGGCAGGGTATATCAGAGATGAGCAAAGATTTAGAAGTTGATAATGATGAAGAAACTGGAGTAGAGCTTGATATCCAGCCAATAATTTTAGAGGAATTATGTACTATTAGAGGGGATCTTGATTGTATCAAGCAACGGATCAGCAAGCTTGAGGCGATCATGAGAGAATACATGGAGAGAACCGAGCAAGTAATAAAAGACCTGAATACCATTTATGCTTTCCAAAAAACATATACATCGAGGTTGTCCGCTATTGAAGAAGTATGCGCTGATGTACCTCTTAAGTCCTCTACTCCACTGCCAAAACTCATAGAAGATGATAAACTTGAATCATGACCTTGACGGCGAGCGTTGGCGAGTTGGTGCAGATTCAGTTTCCTGCTTTTGATATCGATGGGATAACGCCGCTTACTGGTCTTGTTGATGGCGATTTTTCTAAGCTTCTTATCGTGGATGATTCGGTATCAGCTCAGACAGCAACTGTGACCGAAGTTGGATCAACTGGTCGTTATGTCATATCGTTCACTCCTAATGCTAATGGGCTTTGGTATGCAGAGGTAACTACGCCAGTGGATGATATTTTCGCAGATCAGGTTGAGGTTGGGCCTCCTCCAACTGATTGGATTGATTCACTCGTAACAGCGGTATGGTCTGAGATTTTGGCTGGTGCTTATCCTGCTGATTCTGCTGGCTGGCGACTCGCTCGTGTCGATGACACCGTTGTCAATATCTATACGCTTACTCAGGGTATCGATGACAACGTGCAGAACATTCATGACGCGCTCATTATGGCTGTGTTGACGGCGAGCGGCGGCGGTGTTGATGGAGTCGAGACGAATGCCACACAGGCAGATGGTTTTTACGATGGATTAACGGCAGTTGTACGTAATGCCAGCGGCAATGTATCTAGGCGCATTGCGTCATATGTCCAGACAGATGGGACCTTCTATTTTGACGACGATCTTCCGTTTACTCCAGCGGCGGGCGATGACGTTATTGTGCTCGGGCTCTTGGGGAAAGTGCTTTGTGAGGGGTCGTCGTCGAATCTTGAGAAGTTGATCGAAATCTGGCAACGTCTTGGTCTCGATCCTGAGAATCCTTTGTGTATCACTAAAACTGCGCAAGAAGCTAATGGGTGGCGCTTGGTTCATACTGAGGTTGGTGACAAGCTTATCGTAACGCGGGAGGACGTCTGAAGTGGATAATCTCCTGCCACCTATTCCTAAGCATCTCGCAACGCTTGGACTTCTTGACAGCCAAATCGGGATGGCAACTCTCGGCTACATTGTTGGGCCTGAGATTGTCCCGCGGTTTCCTTCTGATGGAGTGATTCGAGCTGACGAGCTGATTGCTGTTGTTTCAGAGCATGGAGACCTTATTGCTCAGCTCGAAGCCTGTGAGTGGAGAGGTGTTGTTGATAGTCCTCTTGATATGGATGGAATTGTTGAGAGCTTGGCGTGGAGAGCGGCCGTTCAAGAGGATGATCTTGGTGGTGATATCGAGGCTGAGAAACCGTATAGTGGAAAGGTTGAAGTGGAAGACGATCCACAAGCCGAGATTGAGGAACGCGAAGACCTTACCGCCGAGGTGGCCGAGGTGGATGGCACGGCTGAGGTGAGCGAATGCGATCGAGTCGCAGAGATCACAGAAAAGCCTGGAGAGGGACGGTGCAAGTGATATGCCTCAACCTGCAAATTTATTGAATAGTATTAGGGTTGTAAGGGGACAAACCAAAGTTCTCGATGTTGTGGTCAAGACTTGCGAGGGACACTTTGCATCGCTCAATGGGGCAACTCTCTATTTTACAGTAAGAGAAGAAGTGGGTGGATCAGTTTTGATTCGGCTCAAGAGTCCAGATGAAGGGATTGAAATCACAGATGCTGCCAATGGTGAGGCAACCATTACCATTTCTTCGACAGACAGTGATTTGACGCCAGGTTGCTATTTTTATGATTTGTGGGTCGAGTTCCCAGGGACTCCGCCTATTCGACATCCTGTTGTAAAAAAAGCAGAACTTACGATTGAAGCTTCTCTGGCAGATTTTAGTTAATTTTTTTGTCAGGAATCGGCTCGTCGTTTCGTCCTAATAGTAGGAGGGACGAAACATGACAAACGCCATTGAGAACATTCAGGATCTTGCCGATTTAGTCGAAGAAATTAGCATCCGTCGTTCAGATGGGTTTGATGATCAATTCAACAATTTGGTATCGCTTATTTTGACTGGTGAGCAACTGCGCGATCAGCTTTCTGAGGTAGAGTGTAATTCAGCTACTCTTAGGGCTGAGGCTGATGTTGAACTGTATGAGATCGTCGCAGGTCAGGTATCCATAGATGTGTATTGGGCTCTCAGAGAAGCCACTGAGGCGGCTTCAGACGAGGATTTCGATGATGAGCATGAGCTGGAATATCTTAGGCGCGGCATTGGTGTTATTAGGAAAGAGCGTATCGAGTGGGCTGTGAGACGTTTGACGAGATAGTTTTAGGCGGCTCGTTGCCGCCGACAGTTGGTTTTATACAAAGCATTCCTGCAACGAGCTATCAGAAAAATGAGTTTGTGCTTTTTGGCAAGCTGCAAAGCTATCTTTGCAGCGGTATGGGCTTCTTCTGGGGTGCAACCCGAGTCAGGCGTGGTCCTTTGAAGCAATTTGTTGATTGTATTGGTTTTGTTTGTCATGATCTCCCTCTCCCTATTTATATTGTATAATATAATAAGCGTCTGTCAAGATATTGATAGACTTTTTTTGAGATTTTTTTGGTTGAGGTGTTAGTTGAGATGTTTTTTGTAAGGTTGGTTTTTCTTTTCTTTTTTGGCTAGATAGAGTGCGTATTTGCACCTATCTACGATATGGTCTCCCACATCGTAATTTTTCGCTAGCTGTAGCGCTAGCAGGGCGTCGTAACGCCCTTTTTTTGGCTTCGAGAGCAATCTCTCGATTATTCTCAAGGCCGTTTTCTTTACATCCATGGCGACCCCTCCTTTGTCTCCATGATTATAATATAATACTATGATAAGCGTCTGTCAAGATATTGACAAACTTTTTTTACAATATGTTTTGGTTGTAACAAAACGATTGAAATACGAATCTTGACAGACGCAAAAATAATTTGTCAAGACGGGTTTTGGATTCAAAATCGCTTAAGCGGGAGAAAAAATTTTTTTGCTTCCAACTGGTCGTATTTTATTGTGTTTGTGATCTTGGGTAATTTTTGAAGATTTTAGACGCTAAGAAGTATCTTGTACTATAAGATAATGTGATCGGGAGGTGTGGGAGGAGTTCTCCTCCCACTTCGTGAGTTATTATTCGAGGTCTTCTATGGTGTTTCGAATTGCTTCCTCTGTGTTGATGAGAACGATATTGTGATCAGAGGCTTCTTGCTCGACATCCTCAACGGCTTTGAGGATGTCTTCATCTGTTGCTTTTTTTGTCAATCCTAATGATTCAGCCACTTCCTCAGCTCTTTGGTTGTTTCTGAGCCAGTCAGAAGCCTGCCAGTGATCTAGGGTTCCTTTTTTTGTTCGTCGTGTCTCTATGATGTCGTCATCGAGATAATCGTCAGGACCTTCGACGACCTCTGTGTATCCGAGCTCGTTTGCTTTTTTTTGGGCGTCTTCGAGTGTAGAGAATTCGCCGAATGCATGAGAATGGTTATCGTTGGTGTTACCCAACCAACCTTCTGAACACTCTTCACCACTCAGGTTTTTACATCCTGGGGTGGTTTGAATGACCAGCTCGCCGTCTTCAGGGTTGTTTTCCCAATCGAAATTATAATCGTTTCTTGGTCCAACATATGTATTGACAATCACATAATAATATTGTTTTATTTCTTTTTTCCACTGTTCTATCCAGGGCGTTATGTCGCCATCGATAATGCATTCCTCGATAACGTCTTCGAGTTGGCCGACTATTCGGCCTTGATCTTCGTGGTATTCTCCAGTTACCACGTAAGACTCGATTTCTTCATTCCAGCTAACGAATCCATTTGTGAATTCGTTGCTGTTTAAGTTCCCGATCCCTGGGGTTTTTAAAACGGCGACGCATCCCTCAAGATCGTCGGGATGCAAAGACTCAGAACTACTGAGTTTTTCAATAGTTCCGTTTTTGAACACATGAATTTTTGAGCCAGCTTCTTCGTCAAGAAGAATCTGTCTAGCCAGCTCGTTCCAGTTGATAGAATCAAAAAGTGTCATATCTAATCCTCCTTGTTACAATTATAATGTAATACAATAATAAGCGTCTGTCAAGACCTTGACAGACTTTTTTCATGGTATTATGTTTGAATCAGGACAGGAGGGAGATCATGAAATCTTTTGGTTACGGGCCTCGTTACTGGAGTGAGAGGTCTTCATTGTCTCGTGGTAATTCGAAGCGTCGGACGTCGAAAACCTGCCGAGTCAGGGCTCGACAAGCAGCTCGGGCGGAGATAGAAGAAGAGCTCGCTCATTATTACGATGATACTCAGAGTGGAAACAATGAAGGTGTTGGAGATGGAATTTAAAATAAAAATAGAAAAGCACGCAAGGTGGAAAACGGAAGGCGGACAGCCTTGTCCAGTATGTGGTGAAAGTCCGGCGAATGGATGTACTTATCTTGAGTATAATTATTGGAATGGAGATTATGATTGTGTGCATCCTTATTCCTATTCGAGAGAAATGGAATGTAATGGATGCATAGAATTAACATGCACGGAGTGTAGAGAGAGAGCTGAATGTTGTGAATTTTTTTGTCATGAACCGCTTGGTGTGGATTATGAATGTCTAAGTACAGAAAAAAATGAACGGAATTGCGAAAAATGTGTAGCGTATTATGCGTTCAAAAAGGACATACGATTTAACGATGATGAAGAAGAGACGTAGAAGGGTTCAAATAAGAAAAAAGCCCAAGTCTATAGGGGTGCAAGAGGCGATCAGTGAGTACCCGGAGGCGTATCACTCTGGATACGATGAAGCTGAAAAAATAGTTTTCCTGACGATAATCCATATCCAGAAGGTTCTTCTGAGTGGAAAGCTTGGGCTATTGGATGGAATGAGTTCCAGAGTTGGATAGAGGTGAAAATATGAATCTTAACGGAGAAATAAGAATAGTTGTATTGTCTCGTGGATGGATCTATATCGGAAAATGTTATTGTACAGATCTTGGTCAAACATTTCGCATAGATCAAGCTTACAATATAAGGAGGTGGGGAACTGAAAGAGGATTAGGGCAAATTGCCATAAATGGACCAACAGAAAATACAGTCCTTGATTTTTATGGAGAGATTGAATTAGAACCCATAAATGTTCTTCATACTATTGTTTGTGATGAAGAGAAATGGAGTGAACACTATAAAGCGAAAAGGAAGTTTGATGATTAGTTTTGCAGACATTGCTGTGACTGGAGATTGTGTTGAGTCTGAATTTTCCAATGATTGGGTTTTGGTTAATTTGATATACTTAAAACATCGAATTTTTCTAAACGATTATGGCAATAGCAATGGCTATGGCGATGGCGATGGCTATGGCAATGGCAATGGCTATGGCTATGGCGATGGCGATGGCTATGGCAATGGCAATGGCTATGGCTATGGCGATGGCGATGGCTATGGCAATGGCGATGGCTATGGCAATGGCAATGGCTATGGCGATGGCAATGGCAATGGCAATGGCAATGGCTATGGCGATGGCAATGGCAATGGCGATGGCAATGGCAATGGCGATGGCGATGGCTATGGCAATGGCAATGGCTATTAGCTATGGCAAGGAAGTTTGATGATTAGTTTTGCAGACATTGCTGTGACTGGAGATTGTGTTGAGTCTGAATTTTCCAATGATTGGGTTTTGGTTAATTTGATATACTTAAAACATCGAATTTTTCTAAACGATTATGGCAATAGCGATGGCTATGGCTATGGCAATGGCAATGGCAATGGCAACAGCTATGGCAATGGCTTTGGCGATGGTTATGGCGATAGTGTTGGCGATGGCTATGGCGATGGCGATGGCTATGGCAATGGCAATGGCTATGGCGATGGCAATGGCAATGGCGATGGCGATGGCTATGGCGATGGCTATGGCGATGGTTATGGCGATAGCGATGGTGATGGCGGTAAAATGTGACATATCAATTGATGTCTTGTAGAATAATTTCATGCCGTTCTGCTCGGCTCCGTCAACTGATTTTAGAAAAGTAGGCACAAGACAAGGAGTGGACAGTGTGACATATTGAGATCGGTCTTGTAGAATATTTGTATGCCGTCTTATTCGACGCCGTCAACCAATCTCAGCACAGGGCTTAGCACTAAACCAACTCGTTTAATCCCTGATTACCTGGCAAAGAATCAAAATTATCTTCCTCTTTCTGTGTTTTTTGCTGGGATACCAGAACAAGAAGCTGATCCGGATTCACTTTTTGGTCTAAGAATGCCTGAGCGAAAAAAGAAAGGGGAACCCAAGCAAAAGAAAACCAAAGGCGGCAATACGAGTGGCGAGAATGACCCAAAGCAAAAAAGTGATGACGAGGATACCTCTGAAAAAAAGGGAGCTCAGAAAGGCTCTGAGGGGCCTCAGCGCTCGCAAACATCGAAACAACGACCACAGTCATCTGTTCCAGCTCGTACGTCTCAGGCTGGTACTCATGCTCAAGGCGCAACACAACAGGGGGCGCAACAGCAAGAGGTGTTTATGAAGGACATGAGCCATGGATTGGCAGTTCTTCTTGATATGGCTCTAAACGGGCAATCAGTTGCCCGTTCTGAAATGACTACGACAGCGAATGTCCCAACTTTGCCAGTGCCTATTGGGGCTGGTGATGGTCGAAAATTTCTCGATCGACCAGGTGATACCAAGAGAAAAAAGAAAAAGAAGAAGTCATTGAGTCGTAGTCTTTATATTTTATTGAGGAGATAGCATCTTTTCACCATGGGTGGTAAGATGACGACAATTGTAAGGCGTGGCGCCCTATCTGTAGAGGGTGTCGGAGTAGGAGAAGACGAAGATGGCCGAAAATACATCTACACAACAAGGTGGTGAGCGCGGTATTCCCTCTCAGTCTCTAAAAGAGGCGATGGAAAAGGGGAAGACTTCTGGTCGTGGTATATCTGTTGAGCAAGAAAGCGAGACGACATACGAGCGTATTACGGAGGCAGTACCAGAAAAAGGATTTTTCACTATTGTTGGTGGCTATGTTGATGACGAAGGTGAGCTTCACAACGAAGTCGAACTTCGAGCTATGACAGGTCACGAGGAAGACCTGTTAGGCAATCGTGGTATTCCCATGACGCAGAGGATGGATTCTATCATGGGCAATTGTGTATTGCGGCTTGGTAGCATCACAGACAAAGGAGAAATTCTTCGCGCTGTACATCGTATGCCTTCTGGTTCTCGGACTCATCTTCTTATTTGTCAGCGAATAACTGGGCACTGGAAGACCGAGAAAGATGTCTATGAAATGGAGGTTAGGTGTCCATCAAGAAGCACGTGTGGAAAGATTGGTTATTACAAACTTAATTTGCTCGATCTTGACCTGTTTGAGCCAGAAGATCCAACCAAATTGATTCATAAAACCAAGTTGCCGTACAGTGAAGATGAGGTTTCGTGGGCGGTGATGACGGGTATAGAAGATCGTATTATGCAAGCTGTCAGTGATGCTGGTGTTGGTAGTGAAACAAGTGCATTAAGCTATGCGATCCTGATTAGGCTCAGAGAATGGAATGGTGAGCCTTTGAATCTCGACACGCGGGATTTTATGACTAGTGGCAAAAAACCAAAATTGAAGCTTTCAAAAAAGGCAAAGGAATTTTTACTGAAGGTCAAAAATCTTTCGACAGGTGATCGTGATCATTTACGCGGCGAGTTCGATTCTAATGAGCCAGGTGTCGAGGTGGATATCGAGATTGAGTGTGAGCACTGTGGGCTGGAGTATATGACTAGGCTCGATGTTGCACAGGAGTCGTTTTTTTTCCCTCGGGCAACCTCACGGCGCTCGAAGCGGAATGCCTCTACTTAATGGAAGCATTGCGCCAAGGGTACGAGGACATCATGTCGATGCCTGTTGGGCGCCGCAAAAGGTTCTGTGAGGAACATGAAAATTTATTGCGATGGAGAAAGGCAAAGCAAGATGCGGAAGCAAAAAAGTCTCCTCGCACTAGACGTTAGGCTTTTACAGAGGGCCAACATTGTGTAAAAAAAGGTAGCATAATGGCTGCTGGTATAGGTAGAACGCTAGGGTTAGGATTTATTTTCGGTGCCAAGGACGATGGCGCAATTCGTATGACTGAGGATATCGGCGAGGGCATGGAGAATATGTCTCGCTCGGTACGCGAAGTTGGAGAGGAATCCACTGGTGTTCAGCGGCTTGGTAACTTTATCAATGCTCTCAATTTAGCACAGCTTACTCGTGTTGGTAGTGCCCTTGAGGGTCTTGCCGAAAGGGCTGGCGCGTTATCTGGTGAAATATCCAGCACAAGTCTCGAGTCACATGGTGCTCAATTTGCCCAGGAATACAGGCAAGCAACGGCTGGCCTTGGTGAATATCGAGCTGAAGTTGATACTGTGCGTGGTCAAATTAGCAGCCTGTCATTTGATCTTGGTGTCGGGGCAGAGGATATGTTGGCTTATGCAACGACCGTGGCAAGGACAGGAAGGAGCATCGATGATTTTGGCCTTTCGATGAGAGCTGTTGCTGGGTCAATTCAAGCTAACATTTTGAGTGGAGAACAACTTGCTAATGTAATGACGAGTCTATCTGAGGGATATGGACTTGGAGCTGAAGGTGCTGTTGGCATAATAGATACAATAACTACTCTCGGGACGCAATTTGGAGTTGGCACTGAAGCTGTCAGTGCAATGCCTGATATTTTGGAGGCTGTGGATCAGGCGGCTGCTCGGTTTCCGTCAATAGGTGAAAACGTTGATGTCGCTATCGAGTCAATCACTCGGCTTGGCTTGGCCCAACAAAGACATTTGGGTGGCACTTTTCAGGACAATTTACAAGGAGCAATTACTGTTTTCAATGAATTAGCTGCTACACGTCGAGAAATGCAGGGACTAATCAGCGGATTGAGTAGTGAGTTTCCAGAACTTGCTGAAAGAATCGCTCAAACGACTGGTGATGTAGGGATGTCTCTGGAAGCAATCATGCAAGACCCTGTTCGTTTTGCTTCGGTTATGACTGATGTATTCGACGGCATGGATCAAAACAGTGTTGCGGCTGATAGATTGCGTGAAGGGCTTGAGCGAATGAGCCCACGGTTTATGTTTTTGGTTCAAGGAACCGACGACGCTCGGGCGGCCTTACAAGAAGCCACTAGGGATGCTGGTGACACAAGAGATGCTTTTTCCAATATGGCCAGTGGGGCGGCTGGTTCAACTCGAACATTTGCAGAGTCAATGGAGCTTGTCGAAGAGCGTTTTAGAGCTGGCCTCGATAGAATGGCTCGGCGTCACTATCCAAACTTCGAACGGCGAGTCATAACGCGCCAGCGGCGAGCATTTGATAATCTCACTGGCACAATCAATCGCTATGCTGATGAACGAACAGGTCCATTCGGTGCGGCTCTTAGATCGATGCTTGCCCTTCGTCGTGGTGGGGTAATGGGGCTTACCATTGCTCTTGAGGAAGAGCTCGGTCAAGCGTTTCCGGGTTTATCACGACAGATTAGTCGATTTTTACCCATGCTCGATGGGATAGGCGAAGGGCTTTTTGAGGTCGTTGGTCAAGTTGGTCCATTTATGATGGGCATGTCAGCGATGGGGATTAGGCTGCCTGCAATTGGGCGTTTACTTCGGTTCGCTTTCAATCCGCTGACTCTTATTGCTGGTGGCATATATCTCTTGGTTCGTTATTGGGACCAACTTAATCCGCTTTTGGAGCGTGGAGCCGAGTATTTTAGGCAACTTGGAACCAGGATGTTGCATTGGACCACCAAGATTGATTGGGAAAAACTTGGCGAGGATGTAGTTGAGGGTGTTTTGAGTGTTTTTCGATCTCTTGCTGGTATTGGTGAAGAGACTGAACTTTCTGGTATGGCTCGAAATATCGCCGATGGATTTAGAGACATGTTCAGTGCTGTAACTCGGATTGTTGGCGGTATGGCTCGTGGAATGTGGAATCGGATTATTGAGTGGATTATGGAGCCTCCAGATGTCGAGAGCCAGGTAAGGCGAGCTGGCGCGGCGGCTGGAGTAACTATCGGCGGTGTTTTTGGTGTCGCAATGCTCTCTCCTTTGAGGAGAACTATTCTAAGGTCACTCGGTCGAATGTTCTCAGGATTCGGGCGTATTTTGACTGGTGGCCGAGCGCTTGGTGGCGGAGCTCTGAGAGTGATGTTGCGTCGCTTGCCATACATTGGTGCGATTATTGGTGTTCTTTTTGATCTACCAGATATTATCGCCAGCTTTCGCACTGAGGGTATCGTTAGTGGGTTCAGAGAACTATTCAGATCGATCGTCAATGGGCTTCTTCTTGGTATTCCTGGCATTCTCGAGGGGTGGACTGGAACAGATATTACTGGAAGCATTTTTGACTTTTTGATGAACTTGCTCAATATCGAGGAAATTGTTGGATATTTTAGATCAGGAGATATCTTAAGGGGTATTATTGAGGCCATTTACTCGATCGGTCCAATGGGTATCACAAGGATGCTTATGGAGCGTGTTATAGGAGAAGACGTCGTCAATGCGTATCTTGATGGAATAACAGGGCTTTTAGAAACGTGGGGCGGTGTCATTCGAGATACTTTCAACCAATGGTTAGGTTATGTGTCTCCTCTCTGGGATGAATGGATGAATGTTTTTCGTGAGGTTGGAGGTGTAATTGGTGAGCTTTGGGATGACACTCTTAAACCGTTACTTGAAGAAATTCTCGGGTTCTCACTTGATGTAGAAGGTGTTGGCGGAATGTTTGGCACTGCCGAGGAGGGAGCTCAGGGATTCGGCAACATGATCCGTGGAGTTATGGATTGGCTTATGCCAAAGATTCAATGGCTTCATCGACGAGCCATGCCTCTTGTAGTTGCTGGCATAAGAGCATGGGCTGATCATATCAGGATGGTAGCCAGAGTTATTCGGTTTTTGTGGCGTATTGGAGCGCGTGTCTTTCCGTATATTGTCAGTGCCGTCGAGCTTATTGTTAACAACTTCCGTTTTTGGGGTAGCGTAATAAGCTGGCTTTGGACGAATGTTACGAGGCCGACGTTTAGGCTTATTTATAGACTTTTTAGGCGTATATTCTTAGGTCTCATTTTGCCTATTGGTGTTCGAGTTTTTAGAACAATAGGTGCTGTGATAGAGACAGTTTGGACTCGTGTAATAAGGCCAGTTTTTGAGTTTTGGTGGAATCTTTGGTCTACAATCATGAGTAGTATTTGGAATACTGCACGACGTACTTTTAATATTATCAGGGATTATATATCAGAAAAGATTGAACAGGCTGCATATGCGTTTCGGATATTGGCAGCTACATGGAATGAAACTAAAACTGTATTGGCATCTGGTTTTAGATTAATTGCTGCTGAACTTAATCGATATATCATTGTTCCATTTTTGAGGGTTAGGAACACCATGGGGGCTCTTGCCGAAACGATGCATACAGCTTTCTTGCGAGTCAAATTGGCTATTGTTGGACTTTTCGCGACTATGCTTGAAAATATTCAATCTATTTTTAGTGCATTAGGTACTATTGGTAGACCTTTGGCTAGAGCTATGGAAGGTCCTCTTGAGTCTGTACGCGGAACGATGTCTGATATTAACAGAGATATTTCTGATGTTCAAAGGCGTGGCAGGACGGCACGACAAGAAAATGAACGACGGATAGAACAGGCAAACGCAAGATCAGAAGAAGCGCGACGAGAATTCCAAGAAGCTGAGGCAGCGAGACAGCAGGCCGTTCAGCGAGCTGCGATGGAGGAGGCTCAGAGGAGGGCTGCCAGACGTACAGCGAGAAGAGCAGAGAGAGAAGCAGTTGCTCCGACGCGAGAACCTAGAAGAGTGCCAGGACGAGCTCCTACACCGACTCGAGAACCAAGACATTTAACAAGGCAAGAAATGAATCGTTTTGCAATGAATCTTATGCAGGAAAGTGAGCGTGGCCTTCGTCGAGAAGAAAGAAGACAGCTTGCAGCGATACTGACTGAGATGGAATCTAGAGGGATGACTCTGACTGAAGAACAAGTGGCTAGGGCGGCTTCTCTGCTTGAAGGAACTCGTGGAGCCGAGAGAAGAGAGGCTTTATTAGCGATAGGAACAGGTTTAGGTGAAATGGTAATGAGAAGAGCAGCAGAGGAAGGTGAAGGTCGTCCTGTGCTTGCTGAGCCTTCTGTTCCAACTCCAGAAGAAGACGAAAGAAGGGCTCGAAGGACTGCTACGAGAAGAGAAGGTGCTGTTGCTGGCGAGCAACGAAGGGAGGCTGAAGAGCTTGCACGTGAGATTATGATTCAAGGATTCAGTGGTCAGGCTAAACGTGACATGACTGAAGCCATGAGAGCGGCGATGCCTAGACCTATAACTCGCAGACGAGAAGCCATGATTCCAACACCGCCAGGGAATGGTAATCAGTATCAAAGGTGAGGCTAATTAATGACTATTAGATTAAGAGAAACTTCTCGTTTGAGAAACGCTAAACTTTACACCATTGGTGGGGTTGAGTGTTGGGGAATGCCTGAGTATCCAGCAGTCGATCCGTCGCCAGATGACATTTTTTATACTGTTGCGAGAAAAGACAGAATAGATTTGTTGTCGTACAGATTTTACAACTCGGCTGAACTGTGGTGGGTTATCGCTCTTGCTAACGATTTTCGGCTGCTGCCAAATGATTTACAGGAAAACATGAGACTTCGAGTGCCGTCTCCAAGTCGTGTTTACACCGTAATTTTGAAAAGGGTAACTCAAGGAGAAGAAGGACTATAATGACGAGTGTTCTTGATCCTTCTGGCTTTCAGATAGCTGTCGTTGTTAGGACAGGTGGGAGTCGTTTTCCGTTATGGATCGGAGGCGCCATTGGTGCTGGCAGAACAATCTATCAAAGCGATGATTCTAATGATGCTCTTTACGAAGATTTACCAATTGTAGAATCTATACAGGTAGACATTGGTATGGGGCTTATTGGCAAGGTGTCGGTTGAAATTGCTGCAACTTATGATTTAGGACTCAAACTTCTTGAAAGTGCTCTTTTTGCGATTGGTACAGCTATTGATGTTCAAATTGGATATCCTCGGACAGGTAAGTTTTTACCATGGTTTTCAACTATGGCCTCGAAGCCTTCGATCAGTATAAGTCCAGATGAAGGGCTCACAGCAACGCTCAATGGCGAGGGCGGTGCTTTCGCGGCTGAGCGTGGTACTTCGTCTGAAACTTTCAATGGCTCATATGCTGAAATTATCAATACAATTGCAGGTCAAGAATCGAATCGATGGGAGGTGGATATTCCATCAAGTTCTGGCAACGAAGATCCACTGTACGTTAGCAGAGAAGGTGTGTCGCAGAACAATCGGACGGATTGGATGTTTGTGCAACATCTCTGCCGGCTAGCGAATTGCGATACCTGGATTACGCCGCACCCAACAGTAAAAGGTGCCAACCTGCTTCGTGTAAGACGTCGTTCTGAAGCCATGGCTGACAAGCCGAGGTACACATTTGTTTCTCGTGGAAGAATGGATTTTATTAATTCTTTTCCGATTTTTTCTTTTGAATCTTCGGCTGAGGGTGTTTGGTTGCCTCCTGGAGCTCGTGAAGTTCGGACGGCTGATATAAACATTATCACAAGAGAAACGCCTCCTGAGATTGTTGTAAGACCAGAAGAAACAGACGTTCCAACTATGCCAGGAGACACTACTGTTGGGCCAGGGGCAGAGGAAGAAGAAGGGGCAACTCGTGCGGCTGAGGCAACCCCAAGAGATGCAAGGGGTACTGCTGGTATTCGTGTCGTTCAGCCAGCACATGCTCCCGAGTCTCAGCGTGAGTCATTGGTCTCTCTTGCCACAGAGCGTCGTCAGCAAGGTGGTCTCAATGCAAATTTTACTACTATTGGGATTCCAGATCTGTTTCCTGGGGAGGTAATTAGACTCGAGGGGCTTGGTATTTTTAGTGGGAATTATTGTGTTGAAAGCGTTTCTCATAGTGGTTCTCCTGGAGAATGGACTATGACTATAAAATTACTTGGTGATGGTATAGATTCAAGAGGATTGGATACGGCTATTTCTCAAAGATGGGAGCGATTCAATCAGGAATCTGCGCCAGAACAGCAGGAAGCAGAAGGAAGGGGTTCAACGAATGTTGAGCCTACTCCTGCTGAAGAGTAAGACAGATGGTTTTTCGTCGTAGAGCAGCAGGATCTCCAGCATATAGTGCGACGGGGTTTGCTCGTTTTTATGATGACATTGTGACTCGTGGGCTTGAAATCATTGGTCTTTATTATGGGAGTTATAGGGCTGAAGTTGTAAACAATGAAGACCCGGACCAGTCTGGACAACCAGATCCTTATGGGCGACTCAAAGTAGTCATTCCTGCGGTTGATGGTGATTCTCGACTTACTGAAAGGACAGCATGGCCAATAGTGCCGATAGCTGGTCCTGGGTATGGATTTAAGAGCTTGCCACCGGTTGGTGGTTATGTCTGGGTTGAGTTCGAGCGTGGACGCCTAGACCTTCCAATATGGAAGGGTGGATGGTTTGGTGATGGTGATATTCCTGACGATCTCAAACCAGTTGAAGCTCACGGTTGGTTTACACCAGCGGGACATCAAATTTTGATGGATGAACAGTCTGGTTCTGAGTTTATCAGGATCAAACATAAAAATGGAGAAACGATGATCGAGATGGATTCTCAGGGAGCCATCTTTATCACAAACAAAAGTGGTCAGAAGGTAAATATTGGCGACGGTGCTGATACAGCAAATGAGCCTGCATTGTTGGGTACGACGACCAAGGATTTAATTGGTCAAATTATCGATGCAATTATGGCACTTACTGTTCCGACAGGTGTTGGTCCCTCGGGGACGCCAGTTAATGCGGCACAGTTTGCAGCGGTTAAGGCGCAGCTTCAGACAGCGTTGTCGCAAACTGTAAACGTGAAGTGAGAGAAAAGCCCGTTCCTTTTGGGAACAGGCTTTTATTGAAGGCATGGCACTTGATAGATCTAAATTTAGCAGAGCTCTGATGAGTTTTTTTGGAACTCCTGATAGTATTTCTTCGGCAGCAGTGGGTGAGGTTCGGTGGGCAGATGCATATCACCTTTACGCTTCTGATGCCGAAGATATTAGTGGTGATGGCGTGGTAAGTGCTAATCGTCGAAAATTCTTAGAGATACTTGATTTTGGCGGAAAAAAGACGGCTGCTGAGACTGCTCAGAATTTTGATCGAGCTTTTATTGCTTATTGGACAGGTGCTGTGTTTGGTGTTGGAAGCTTAATAGTGACGCCTCCTATTCAATGCCCTGACGTCAACCCAGGAGGATCAGGGGTATGGGCGTCTGAAACGACGAGTGTGGTTGTGGCTGTAACCCAAAATATTTTGGCTAGATTGCTTCGACCAATATTTGAGCGTTCGAATGAGTCTGATACGGCTTATTCGAAAGCACAGGAGATAGCACAGGCATTTCATGAAGCAACGACGACAGCGGTGTTCGTTTTGATTACTGGGCTTGATACGACACCAGGGCCAACAGGGCCGCTGCCGATCACGAATACCTGTACTATTAATTAGAGTGGTGAGATAATGACGATTAGAGGCATCGCTTTTCCTTTTAGAAAAGGATCAACCTCTTTTCCCGTAAAGGTTGAAGATAATGATGTGATCCGAGATAACATTACGCGAATCCTTCAGACAATGAAAGGGGATCGTGTGATGCGTCCGACATCTGGTAGTAATACTTGGGCTTTTGTTTTTGAGAACACGGGGTCTGTGCTCAATGCTCGGATGGATCATGAAGTCAGAAGGGCGATTGCTGTTGGCGAGCCACGAGCGAATGTATTGAATGTAGGAGTAAGCGAAGAAGAAAGAGAGGATGGCGGTCGAAATGTTATTGTTCATTTGGTTTACATGGCAAGACTTGATATTCAAGAGCTGCAAGTGTCTTTCTCTCAACCGACGGGTGGATAAATGATTTGGAGGCATAGCTAATGACTGAGCCGCTTGCTATTGAGTCGCCTCAAGCGAACATTAATCGCGCAAGATTTGCTGGAAAAGATTTTTTCACATTTGTTGATGATCTGATTGCAAGAATTCAGTTGCTTTTTGTAAATGAATTCAATGATTTTGTAACAAGTGGCACCGGTCAGATGCTTATCGATATAGTATCGTGGGCATGTGAGACATTGAGTTTTTACATTGATCGCCAGGCTGCTGAGAGTTATCTTGAGACGGCAAAATTAAGACGATCAATCAATCGTCTTTGTCGCCAACTTGGTTACAAAATGGCTCCGGCGACTGCTGCCTCTGCTGATCTCAGTGTAAATCTTAAGGAAGTTTGGTCTTTTGATGTAAAGGTTCCTGTTGGTTTTCAGTTTCAGGGGCCGAACGAATTGACTTTTGAGGCTACAGAAGAAGTAACTTTTCCAGCAGGCGAGGGGCCGACGAGTCCGTCAAGAACTGTTGCGACTCGTGAGGGTGTTACGAAGATTGAAAAATTCAAAAGTGATGGTGAAAAAAATCAGGTTTTTCGTATTGGTACATCTGAGGGAAAATGGGTTGCCGAGGGCACTGTATCTGTAACTGTAGCTGGAGCCCCTTGGGTTGAAAGCCGATTTATCACTTATGATGCAACGGATCAGTATGAAATCGATTACAATATGATCCCTCCTTTGATTCGGTTCGGCGATACTGCCGCTGGCAATGTTCCTGCTGTTGGTGCTGACATTGTCGTGACTTATGTTGAGACATCTGGCGAAAGTGGTCTCGTAATGCATGATACCATTCAGGATGTTGTAAGTCCTCTCGTGGTTGCATTCACAGATATCGGGCTCACTATCACGAATCCAGATCCATCGGCTGGCGGAGCTCCTCCTGAATCGTTGGAATCGGCTCGAAGAAACGCTCCTCTTTATTTTGCAGCTAGAAACGTTGCTGTAGTGCAGTCGGATTATGTTTCTCTTTCTGAGGCATACACAGATCCTGTAGCTGGTTCAGTAGCAGTGGCTCAGGCTTTTGTAGCACTTGGTGCTGAGGATGATTTAACACTTAAAGAATTATTGGATAATATCAGGTTGATCGTTGGTCCTCTTTCGACTGAAATCCAGGGTTATGTTACGCAAGCCGAATCGGATCTTTCAGAGATTTCTGATCTTCGAGACAATGCTGCGTCAGAGAACAGTGATATTGGAACGGCTTTGACCAATATTGGGACTGCAAAAGATACAGCTATTTTGAGAACAGAGGATGCTCAAGGCGAAAACATAAAAATAGAGGGTGATGTATCGGCAGCACTTGCATATATTGGTACGTGGTCGACTGGTTCAACACAAATCCAAGATCCTGAGCTGACGTCAATTCAAAATTATCTCAATTCTATCAACACAAAAGCTGGTGCGGCGCAGGGGTATGGTGATGATGCCATTACCCAGCTTGTGAATATTGGCAACGAAAAGGATGACGGTGATGTTGCGCAGGCTCAAGTTGCCTCTGATTTGACTGCAATGACCCCTTATATAACAAGCATAGAAACGGAACTCGACAACATCAATACAGCTATTACATCTGGTTTTGAGACAGCTATCGAAACGGAGCTACAAGACATCTATGATCATGTAGATGGATTTTTAGCTGATACTTGCAAGAGCAATCTTGTGCAAGTTCCTATTCTTGCTTATGATGCTGATGGGTTCTATACGGCTCCTCCTATTGCATTAATGCGATCGCTTGAAAGTTACTTGAGAGCTCGCTGTGAAGTAACTCAAGTGGTCGAAGTTGTTTCCGGTGAGCCTTATCTTGTGGCTGCTGTGATTGAGGGGGTTATTGGTATTATTGAAGGGTATGTTCAGCCTACTGTTCTTTCGAATGTCAGAAAATCAATAGGAGATTTGCTCAAGAATCGGCGGTTTGGTAATAGCCTGCGGCTCGGTGATGTATATTCGTCGATTCAACCAGATCCAACAACTGGAGTGGGTGGAATCGAAGGTGTTGAGTATGCTTCATTCACAATTACAGGTCCAGCAAGTTTTCTTAACGCTAGAGGCAACCTTGTTATCACGAAGGAATACGTGATTACTCTTGGATCGCTCACTCTTACAGGCGAAACGGCGGTGGATTGATGAAAGTCAAAAGACATATTTTGCTCTATTTTTTTGCAGCTCCTTGGAATGTGCTTGTTGCATGGCCTATCGTTTTGTTGATTCGGCTGTTATGGGGCAAGGATTTGAAGTGGGAAACTCCTCCGCCGTATAGCCTCAAAAAAGGTGGTGGCGGTGGTCCATGTTTGACGTGTCAGATTATGTATGGGAGTTTTCCAGTAACTCCTGGGACCTTTCCAAAAGGTTGGTATATTCACAAAAAATCGAAGCGTCCATGGGGAGGAACAACATTAGGGCATGGTATTTTTTATGGGCCTGATGGGCGTTGTATTTCTGATAGATGGACGAGTGTTCAGGCTCATGAGCATGTTCATGTAGAACAATATGAGGTTTCTATGCTTAAGAGCTTCATTGTTGGGATGGTTTCTGGCATCGTTTTGTTTACTCTTGGGCATTTTGTAGCAGCTATTGCGACTTTTCTTGGTATTTGGGCTACTGGTTATCTTATGATGGGTGTAGCAGGTTGGCTGACAGCCTTGCTGCGAGGCGAAGAAGCGTATTGGGGGTCAACCCATGAAGAGAGCGCAAGAAGCCAGGATAAGCATTTGAGCGAGGTAAAGTAGCATGTCTGAACAATCACCGAGGATGAATTGGACGTATCCTGGGCGCGAAGATGATCCATGGTATGACGGATTTAAAGATCTGGTTATTGCTGTTGATGGTTCAGGGTTCGCTAGCCGAGAAGACAGATCTATTGTTTGGGCTGGTGGGGGCACAATTTCATGGGATCTCGGCGCAGAGACATTGACGTGGACAGATACGATCAGTATTTACTCGCCGATGAGCGGCAAACTCATGCAGATTTCTGCTGGTACTGTTACTTCATGGAGTGATGGAGAGGTAGTTTTTCTTGATTTAACGAGGCAGGTTCTTGTAAACACGGGTAAAACGCTCCAGAAAGGAACAACGGTTCAGTCAAGTGATGATGCAATGGCTCTTGCCATTCGCATAGGAGACAGGGTCTATTTTCGTACTGGGTTTAGCCTTGGTGACGGTCAATCATCTACTGTTGGAGTAGCCCCTTTTCCAGCAACTCCAACTTCTACAGATCCAGACGCGATTCATGTTAATGTCGCGGCCGAAATAGATGGAATTACGGCGAAAGCCACTCCAACTGTTTCGGATATATTGGTTATTGAAGACGCCGCTGATTCGAATAACAAGAAAAAGGTTCTTTTAGGAAACCTTCCTGGAGTGTCGACTGACAGATTTGGTCCGGCAATTATTGTAGGTAATAGTATTGCTGGTGATACGCTCGATCAATGTCACTATCTTGACACTGGTAATGGGACTCAATTGGCGACGGCAATAGCTGCTGCGGCGGGCTCGCCAGCTAAGGATATTTGGATTCGTCCTGGTACTTATGATTTTCGTAACAGTGGTGGTCCGTCTGGGCCTATTTCAGTTCCGACGGATGTCAAAGTTCGGGGTTGTGGGGAGGGCAATGTCGTCGTTATCGGTAATGACGAGGGGGACATGGGGGTGTTCTCTCTCAACGACAATACTCTTATTGAAAATTTAGAGATCAACGTTCCGTTACCGGTAGCGGCTGGAAGCACATCAAATGGTGTGGTTTCTATTCCTGGAGATAATGTTACGTGTCGTATGGTAAAAGTTGATTTTCTTGGTGTATACACAGCGACTGAGGCTAATTATCTTTTTCTTACGGCTGCTTTTAGGGGTACTTCTGGTACTGCACGAGCAAAAATAATTGATTGCTATGTAGACAATGGGCCACAGATTAATCAGTTTGTTTCTGCTTCGTTTTATGGTGCTTATTTCTTGGCTGGCGATCGTGTTGATATTCGTGGTCTTGTTACTGTTGAGTGCGATTATGGTGTTTTTTCAGCTACAACTGCGATGATTCATGAGAGTGAATTTTATGATTTCTGGAACGGCGGTGTTGTCATTAGTAGTTCTGATGGTAGCGGATCTGATGTATCCAACAATCAATTTACAATAGTTTCGTCACCTGGGTCTTCGACATATGGGATGAGACTTGTTGACACAAGTCGTTGTAATGTCATGGGTAACAATTTAAATGGTGATGCTGGAGCACATGCTAGTGTTGTTGGAGTTTTATTGGTAAATGCTGATTTGAACACAATCAACAGTAACAGAGGTCAATTATGGCCTACTTCAATCGATCTTGATTCTAGCTCTGATGACAACATTGTTGTTGGTAATAATTTTGGTGGTCTTCCTATTGTCAATGACGGGTCAGGGAATGACTTATCACACAACTTGTAGAGGCTTAGAATGTTGAAAAAACAAGATCATGTGCATTGGGGAACATTTGCGACGACGTCGGTTTTGCCAAATGTTAGCGGTAGCCCTAACACGAGCAGTGATCTTGCTGCCGGCGATCTGGCCTTCGTAACTGGTGATGTAACATATCAATGCACTAATCCTTCTGTCGGTTCAGCGGTATGGGGGCCGGTTGGCGGTGGTGTCAGTTCTTTGCTTTCTATTCTCGGTGTTTCTTACACATATACTCAAGCAGCGACACCTGTCGAAGAAGTTGTTGGTAATGGAGCATTTAATGGTGGCCTCGTGGGGAATGCTACGGCTTATTTTAAGGCTGCCATTACAAACGTATGGCAGAACCCTGGAAGTGGCGAGACGACACGTTTGAGGCTGTATGACATGGGTACTGCTGCGGGACCACCGGGCTCACCGAGACTTGTTTATGAGCTTACTGCAACTTATCAAGGTGGACCTCGATCTAACGAGCAGGCGTTGACAGTCGTTGCTGCTTCTCCGACTACAGGTGAGATTCTCGATACGGATAGGATGTATGAGGTAGCTGTGATTCAAGATGTGTCCGATCAGGGAGATGTGGCTTTTATTGGATCGGTTGGGATTGAGGTAAGATAATGACAATAAAGAGCAATCTTGACGCGGCTGTAGTTGACTTAAAAAGTGAGCTCGACAGTCGAAGTTTTCTTGATCCAGGGGCGAAAGAAGCTGTTGATAACGATTTGATATCTGATATTCAGACAGATATGGATAGCTTAGTCACGGATTATGATGCGACGTTTTTAGCGATTTTTGGGGGAGATTATGTGGAAGTTATACCAACGGCTGAGATGTTGGCTCACTGGCTGTTTGATGGTGAAAGTCATCAATTAAAGATAACTCTTTATCCGACCAATTTAAGTGAAGGATTGGAGTTCACTTCTGACGTTCCGTTCCCCTGGAGGTCGTAATGGCGAAGTGGGTGAGAAACTGGCAAACACCTTATACCGCAGATGGGTGGGGTGGCCATCACAACACTATGATGATCAAGGAGCTGTGCTTGGTAGCTGGATACACGGTTGATTCTGACGACGGTGATTCTGCATGGACTAGTGCGAGCAATATTCTTGTGAATGAGCCAGGGGGCGCAAACGGCTTTCAGGTAAGTGCTGGTTCGCCTCGTGAGATTTATGATCCGTTGGGGCGTTTTACACAGGCCATGGTAGACGATGAGTGCTCTATTGGTCTTCGTGGTGGTGTTCTTGACGATGATCAGAATCATTCTCTTTGGCGTATTGTAGAGTACCTCGATGCCAATCATGTGAGGGTGGATTCTGACGGGTTCAATCCTTTTGGGTGGGTTACTGATACGCAGCTTGCAGGGCGTATTTTCAAGTTTAGTGGACTTCAATTAACCAGTGGGGCATGGGTTATTCTTGACAGTCCAGATCCTGAACGTGTGCAGATAAAAGTTGAGAAGGACTCGACAACCAATTGTTATGTTCAGATTGCGCCTTTTGGCAAACCACATCAAGGAACTGCTCAGGCTGGTGATACCATTGGTGGCACAGCTCCGGACATGACATTAAACATTGCTGCCGCCAAATTCAACAAGCATATGGTCGGTCTGAATGTGACTATTTCTGGGGCTCCTACTCCTGCAAATAATGGTACGTTTCCGATTACTGCGGTTGGCTCGACAGGCCAGATTACTTACACGAATGCAAGTGGTTCTGTCGAAGGTATCACAGGGGCGACTTTTTCAGTGCAAGAAATATCGACTTTGGTTCCGTCTACTCCAATAAACTGTGGTGATTATTATACTAATCGATTGAGAGTAAATGCATATATTGATGACGGATCGTTTATTTTGTACACGATGAATCAAGACGCAGATCCAGATCCTGGAGCTGATACTGATTTTATGTCGTTAGTCGTTGGAAAGCTGACTGGTACGGATGATGGCGACACTGATCCTTGGTGTGTTGCCGGTGGCATAGCGGTTGTTGATCCATATAATTGGTATCTCTATGGCTTAAACGGAGCTGCTACGCCTGCTCAGATTAGTCATTGGATAACTTATCCTCAACAGCACACTGTAAAGACGCGAACGACTGCATATCATACTTTGTTTGGAAGAAGGGTAAATGTTCTTGGAAAAACTCCTCTCAGAGTACCTTATATAGTAATGGATGACACGGCGTCAGTTGGGGCGTGCATTCGTGGAAGATTGTCACTTTTGCGTGTTGGATATAATGGTTTTGAGACGTTGAGACCATTGGATTCTGCTGGCACATTGTTGCACTGGAAGAACGGTATGTTTGTGCCGCGAAATGGGCCAAATGATCCGCTTCCACTGCTTCCACCAGTGTCATGAGGTGAATAGATGGCTACGAAACATTGGGCACGAGATGCATACATATCTGATCCGACGGTTAATTTGTCTAACGGGAATCAAGTGCACGCTAACTCTTTGGTTTTTCACTTTTTGAGAAATGCTGGGTTTAGTTGGTTATGGGAGTGTGACGGCGAGACATATACTTCGTCTCTTACAGATTACCCTGCTGATTCAAATCATGTCGAAGATGGTTCGATGGAAGATTCTGGTACTTCGAAATATTCAGGAGGGGGTTCTGGTCCTGGTTTGGTATCAAAGAATACGACTACTGTCAAGAGTGGTACTCAGTCTCTTCGTATCGCTTCGCAGAATGCTGGTGATTGGGGTCAAACGATTGCTCTTCGTAACATGCGAAGAGCTGGCAATGGAAACATTAGTGGAACAGCTCCAAACATGAGGATGGATGACGCTGGGTCTGGGTTGTTTTCTGGTGGTATTAGTGGAAATGTTACATTTGTTGGTGCTGTAAAGATTGGGCAACTGATGAACCTTATGAGGTTGTTCTTTGGGCGTACAATAACAGCTCGCAGATTTGGGATGTAGACGTCGATCGAGGAGATGGTTCTTGGACGAATATTGGGACTATTCCGATCAATATGGGTGTATGGACTCAGTACCATTTTACGTTTACGTTGTATCCTGGGACAGATGCAGCTAATCCAAGATATATTCGGTTTCGCGATCCATCTACTGGTAGCCAGGAGATTTATATTGATGGATTGCAAATTTTTCGATCGATGTTTGAATATTATCCTGGAAACCAATATGGTACTGATGGAATTTTGACAAACCCGGATCGGTTTTCAACTGGTGGCAGTTATACTCCAGGGTCTGCTGATGTTGGCAAATGGTTATTTGTTTGGGACCCTGCTAATCCTGGCAATAGTGGTTGGTACAAAATAACCACAGATATTGGTGGAGGAGTTGTTGATGTTGATTTGAGAAGTCCAACGGCTGCTTTTACTAGCAATACTGGCCTAAATTACCGAATAGTTGATGTGGAGGGTCAGTGTTACAATATTCAATATGATAATGGTAGGATAGCGGCTGGTTTTGGGATAGAATCACCGCATACGTCTAAGTGGCGATTTTTTGCGCGTCAGTTTAATTCTCCAGGTAGCGTTGATAAGGGTACGGTTCTTTGGGGTGCTCCTGTTGATGTTGATTTTGATGTAGACACAGGGCAATTTTACTCTGTTGGTCCGTCAACAGGGTCTAGAAATGGCACTGGACCATATCATGGAAAGACGATTTCTATAGCATATCGTCAATTATACACAAGAGGACAGAGTATTTACTCAGCTTCGCCGACTGTTTCTAGAACGTTTTTGATAACTGATGCGGATTTGAGTTTTTTCTCTTATTTTCATGGTGGAAGCGCTGGTGTTCATGGTTGTTTTTTTGCTGGATATACTGGCGCCGATCCAAGTAGACCTGGAAACATGGAATGGATGATTGCGGCTCCATATTCTAATACTGCGTTTACAACAGCAAACGAAGCTGATTTTAGTCAGCTTACTACGGCTTTTTCGACATCTGGGACAGGAATTGGCAGTAATGATCTTGCGGTAGAAACTACATTTAGTTCAGATCTTGGGTATTTTAGCAACAAACATGTGTTTGGCCAAACGAATGCTGGGGCTAATCCATGGTCTGGCAAAGAATGGCTTCAAAAGCCGATTGTTGCTATCGATCCAGAAGGAAAATTTGGTCAAGCTACTGAAGGAGATGTTGATTGCGGCATTTATAGGGCGCGCAACAATATGGCTGAATTATATACATTTGACAGCCATCAATATCTCCATCTTGATAATGGGCTTGTTTGGGAGTGGTCAGGAGAGCAATTATCTCCATAGGAGGTGAGCCGTGGCCGTGACAATTTATGGTACTGTTGGAGCTCCTGTTGAATGGAGTGCTCTTCAACAGGCTGTAGGGTCACCAAAAGACACCGGGATTGAGACATATAGTCCTTGGCCACTTCCAGGATCTGTACAGGC